TGCTCTCGCTCTCGGGGCGCGACATCGGCGACCTGCCGTCTGTGGCCGATCCGGCGCGGAAGGAGAGGGCCGCTCGTGACTTCCGATTCTTCTGCGACGCCTACTTCGCGCAGACGTTCCACTTGCCGTGGTCGCCCGACCACCTGCGCGTCATCGCCAAGATCGAGCAGGCGGTGCTGGAGGGCGGGCTCTTTGCGATGGCCATGCCACGCGGCAGCGGCAAGACCAGCCTGTGCGAGACCGCCTGCCTCTGGGCGCTCGTGTACGGGCACCGGGAGTTCGTGGCACTCGTCGGCTCCGATGAAGAGCACGCGGCGGGGATGCTCGAATCGATCAAGGCCGAGCTGGAGAACAGCGAGATTCTCGGGGCTGACTTCCCGGAGGTCTGCCACCCGATCCGATCGCTCGAAGGCATCCATCAGCGGGCGTCTGGCCAGCTCTACCAGGGCAAGCAGACGCACATCGGCTGGACCGCGCGCGAGATCGTGCTGCCGACGATCCCCGGCTCCGCGGCGTCGGGGTCCATCATCCGAGTCGCCGGGATCACCGGGCGCATCCGCGGCATGAAGCACAAGCGAGTCGATGGCGTGAGCGTCCGCCCGTCGCTGGTGCTCATCGACGATCCGCAGACCGACGAGAGCGCCCGGTCGCCGTCGCAGTGCGCCAACCGCGAGCGCATCCTCGCCGGCGCGATTCTTGGGCTTGCCGGGCCAGGCAAGAAGATCGCCGGGCTGATGACCCTCACCGTCGTTCGCCCCGACGACCTGGCCGACCGCATTCTGGACCGTGACAAGCACCCGCAGTGGCAGGGCGAGCGGACGAAGATGGTCTACGCCTTCCCGGCGCGGGAGGCGCTGTGGCAGCGGTACGCGGAGATCCGGGCCGAGGGGCTGCGCAGCGACCGGGGCATCAAGGCCGCCACGGAGTTCTACAAGCAGCACCGATCCGCGATGGACGAGGGTGCGATGGTCGCGTGGCCCGAGCGGTTCAATCACGACGAGCTCTCGGCGCTCCAGCACGCGATGAACCTGAAGCTCCAGAACGAGGCGGCGTTCTTCGCGGAGTACCAGAACGAGCCGCTGCCTGAGGTGCAGGCGTCGGACGACCTGCTCACCGCCGACCAGATCGCGGCGAAGGTGAGCGGGCACCAGCGCGGGCAGGTGCCCCTGGGCTGCACGCGCCTGACGATGTTCGTGGACGTGCAGGGCAAGGCGCTGTTCTACCTGGTCGCCGCGTGGGAAGACGACTTCACCGGGTACGTCATCGACTACGGCACCGAACCCGATCAGAAGGCGGCGTACTTCACGCTCCGCGACATGCGCCGCACACTGGCGACGGCTGCGCCCCGGGCCGGCGTCGAAGGAGCGATCTACGCCGGGCTGGAGCGGCTGATCGGCGCGACGGTGGCCCGAGAGTGGCGGCGCGACGACGGCGCGATGGTGCGCATCGACCGCTGCCTGATCGACGCGAACTGGGGCTCGTCCACGGACGTGGTCTATCAGTTCTGTCGGCAGTCACCGCACGCGGGCGTGCTCATGCCCAGCCACGGGAGATATGTCGGCGCATCGAGCATCCCGTTCTCCGACTACAAGCGCAAGCGCGGCGAGCGGAGCGGCCTGAACTGGCGCGTGCCCGTGGTGACCGGCAAGCGCGCCGTGCGGCACGTCGTCTTCGACACGAACTACTGGAAGTCGTTCGTCGATGCCCGCCTGGCAGTGCCCATGGGCGATCCCGGCTGCCTGTCGTTCTTCGGCAGCAAGCCGGAGCCGCACCGGCTCATCGCCGAGCACCTGACCAGCGAGTACCGCGTGAAGACCGAGGGTCGGGGCCGCACGGTCGATGAGTGGAAACTCCGCGTCGACGGCCTCGACAACCACTGGCTCGACTGCCTCGTGGGCGCGGCCGTCGCGGCGTCGATGCACGGGGCGGTGCTCTTCGGGACGGATGCACACGCCGAGCGGCGGCCGCGGCTGCGACTCTCCTCGCTCCAAGGAGGTCGTCGCTAATGCCGCGTGTGAAGCGCCAGCCCGAGTCGAACAGTGGTCAACAGGTCGGCCTGGTGTGCCGCGGTTGCGGGTGCCAGCACTTTCGCGTCGTGTACGTCAAGCACCGTCCGGGCGGGATTGTGCTGCGTCGTCGCGAGTGCCGGCACTGCGGCCGCCGGGTCATGACGCGCGAAGTCCAGGTGTGAGGTCGATCTATCGACCATTCTGCGTCGCGCGCACGCCACGGCTCAGAGCGATTGCGTAGATGGCTCCCGAACGCGGCGCTGCGCCGCACACGGGAGCAGTCATGCCCGATCCAGATCCCAACCTCGAGCAGGCCATCCGCGACAACGCGGCGCAGCCCGCGAAGGCGTCGGTGGACGGCCAGTCCGTCGAGCAGCACCCGTTGAAGGACCAGATCGAGGCCGATCGCTACCTCGCGTCCAAGGACGCCGCGAGGAAGCCCGGCCTCGGCGTCAAGTTCGCCAAGCTCGTTCCTCCCGGCTCCATTTGACGACCACGCCCTCATGCTCAAAGCCATCGCCAACATCATGAGCCGGGCCGCCCCCCATCGCGCGACGCGAGCGGTCTCTCCCTCCACGACGGCGTCGCGTGCACCGCACGGAAGCGGTTCACGCGGCGGCCGTCGTGTGGTCGTCGCCAAGTTCGACTCGGCGCAGACCACCCCCGACAACCGCAGGCACTGGGCTAACGCCGACGGCCTCTCGCCCAACGCGGCGGTCAGCCCCGAGGTCCGGCGAGTTCTCCGCAACCGCGCCCGCTACGAGGTCGCCAACAACTCCTACGCCAAGGGGATCGTCCTCACGCTCGCCAACGACACCATCGGCACCGGCCCCCGGCTGCAGATGCTGGCCGACGATGCCAGCGCCAACCGGCGCGTCGAGGAACTCTTCGAGTCCTGGGCCGAGGCGATCGACCTGCCCGGCAAGCTCCGCACCATGCGGCTCGCCCGCGCCGAGAGCGGCGAGGCGTTCGGGCTCCTGGTCAGCAGCCCGGGCATTGACTCGCCCGTCAAGCTCGACCTGCGGCTCATTGAGCCCGAGCAGGTCGCCACACCGTGGCGCGTGGGGATGCGGGTCCCCGACAACGAGGTCGATGGCGTCGTGCTGGACGAGCACGGCCTCCCCGTGGCCTACCGCGTGCTGCGCCATCACCCCGGCGACTGCGGTGGGTGGGGCGGGGGTGCTCCCGATCCCGCGGCGTTCGACACGCTTCCCGCCGGCAGCGTGCTGCACTACTTCCGGCCCGATCGGCCGGGGCAGATGCGCGGCATCCCGGACATCACGCCGGCGCTGCCGCTGTTCGCGCAGCTGCGGCGGTACACGCTCGCCGTGATCGCCGCCGCCGAGACCGCCGCGGACTTCGCCGCCGTGCTCTACACCGACGCCCCCGCCAACGGCGAGGCCGATCCGCTGGAGCCGATGGACGAGGTCGAGCTCGAGAAGCGCATGGCGACCGTGCTCCCCGGCGGCTGGAAGCTCGGGCAGGTCCACGCCGAGCAGCCGACGACGAGCTATGCGGAGTTCAAGCGCGAGATCTTGAACGAGATCGCCCGCTGCCTGAACATGCCCTTCAACGTCGCGGCGGGGAACTCCTCGGGGTACAACTACGCCAGCGGCCGGCTCGACCACCAGACGTACTTCAAGAGCCTGCGCGTCGATCAGCACCACCTGCGTCTGGCGGTCCTTGACCGCCTGCTCAGGGCCTGGCTCGACGAAGCCGCGCTCGTTGAGGGTCTGCTCACGCAGTCCATGCGGGTGCGCGGAGCGGCGACGCCGCACACCTGGTTCTGGGACGGCGTCGAGCACGTCGACCCCGCCAAGGAAGCCACGGCCCAGGCTACGCGCCTGGCCAACCACACCACCACGCTCGCCGCCGAGTTCGCCCGCCAGGGGCGCGACTGGGAGGACGAGCTGCGTCAGCGGGCCAAGGAACTCGCGCTCATGGCCGAGCTCGGGCTCCCGCTCACCACGACCGCACAGCAGGAGTCCGCGCCGAGGCGCAACGAGGAACAGGAGACTGAATCCCATGCCGTCTGACACCATCGTGTTCAACGACCATCCGCTCGTGATCCGCGCCCACAAGGCCGCCGACGCCGACGCGCCCGCGCACAAGAGCCTGTCGCTGACGGCGCAGGCGGAGTTCGAGTTCATCGCGGCTTCGGGCAATGAGGCCGGTGGCGGCACCGCGCTCCCGAGGTTCCGGATGGTCGCGTACACCGGCGGCCCGATGAAGGTCGCCGGGTGGCGGCACCCGGTCGTCATCGACCTGGCGGGCCTGGCGATCCCCTCGCAGTCCCGCCCGATCCGCTTCGGTCACGATGCGGCCGCGGGCGTTGGGCACACCAGCGCCGTCGCCGTCGAGGACGGCAAGCTCGTCGCCTCGGGCATGATCTCCCGCGACACGCACGCCGCCAAGGAGGTCGTGGCCTCGGCGCGTAACGGCTTCCCGTGGCAGGCGTCGGTGGGGGCGAGCGTCGAGGCGTTCGAGTTCCTCCGCGAGAACCAGTCCGCCACGGTCAACGGCCGCGAAGTGCAGGGGCCGCTGAACATCGTCCGCCGCGCCACCCTGGGCGAGATCAGTTTCGTGGACCTCGGGGCCGATGGTGGGACGACCGCCAGCATCGCGGCGTCGGGCGAGGCCGGCGCTGCGTCCCCCACGCAGCCCACGCCCCCCACACCCCCGACGCCCCCCGCACCTGCAACGCCACCCGTCAACGGTGCCGAGGCCGCCGATCCCGTCCGTGACCTGCGCGCCCAGATGGCCGCCGAGACGGACCGGATCGCGGCGATCCGCCGTCTGTGCGCTGGCGCGCACGCGACCATCGAGTCGCAGGCTATTCGTGAGGGGTGGGACGCCACGCGCACGGAGCTGGAGGTGCTGCGAGCCAGCCGTCCCAAGGCCCCCGCGGGTCCGGCGATCCACGCGCACGGCCAGGCCGGGGTCACGCAAAAGGTGCTCGAGGCCGCGTGCATCCTCTCCGGCCGCCTGGAGAACCCGGAGCAACACTGCAACGAGCGTGATCTCGAGGCAGCGAGCCGCGCCTTCGGCCGCACGATGGGGCTGCAGGAACTGCTCCTGCACGCCGCGTGGGCCAATGGCTACTCGGGGCGGACCTTCCGCGACTGGCACGGCGTCATGGACGCGGCCTTTGGGCGTCCCGGTGCCGACGTGCAGGCCTCCATCGGCAACAGCACCATCAGCATCGCGGGCATCCTCTCCAACGTCGCCAACAAGTTCCTGCTGGAGGGCTTCTTCAGCGTCGAGCGCGTCTGGCGGAACATCTGCGCCGTCCGCAGCGTCACCGACTTCAAGACCGTGACCAGCTACCGCCTCACCGGCAACGACGGGTACGAGAAGGTCGCCCCGGGCGGTGAGATCAAGCACGGCACGCTCGGCGAAGAGTCGTACTCCAACAAGGCCGAGACCTACGCCCTGATGCTGTCGATCGACCGCACCGACATCATCAACGACGACCTGGGCGCGATCACGACCGTCCCCCGCAAGCTCGGCTCGGGCTCGGGCAAGACCATCAACGAGGTCTTCTGGGCCGCGTTCATGGCCAACAGCGGCTTCTTCACCGTCGGCAACAAGAACTTCATCTCCGGCGCGGACACGGCGCTCTCGATCGACGGCCTGACCAAGGCCGAGGTCACGTTCATGGACCAGGTGGACTCCGACGGCAAGCCCATCGGCGTGCTGCCGTCGATCCTCCTCGTCCCCACGGCGCTTTCGGCGATGGGCAGCCAGCTCTTCAAGAGCCTGGAACTGCGCGACAACACGGCCAACGCGCGGTACCCGGTCACCAACCCGCACCAGGGCAAGTTCCGCGTCGAGGTCAGCCGCTACCTGGGCAACCCCAAGTTCACCGGCAACTCGACGAAGGCGTGGTACCTGCTGGCGGACGCGAGCGACCTGCCCGTCGTCGAGATGGCGTTCCTCAACGGGCAGGAATCCCCGACCATCGAGACGGCCGAGCAGAACTTCAACCGTCTGGGCATCCAGATGCGCGGGTACCACGACTTCGGCGTAGCGCTGCAGGACCCGCGCGGCGGCGTCAAGAGCAAGGGCGAGGCGTAACCCACCATGGGCGACGTCATCGAGGGCGGCGGCGAGATCGAACCAGGTGGGGGGGGCGAGCCGGGCGAGCCCGGCTCCGGAGGATCACAGATGTCCACGACGAAGTTCGTACAGGAAGGCGCGGCGATCGACTACACCCCCGGGGCCGACATCCCCGCGGGCACGGTCGTCGTGCAGGGCGACCTGGTCGGCACCACTCGCGTCGACCTCAAGGCCAATCAACTCGGCTCGCTGGCGGTGCAGGGGGTCTTCGACTTCCCCAAGACCGCCGGCGCGGGCACGGCGTTCACCGTCGGCACGCTGGCGTACTGGGATGCGGTCGCCAAGGTCGCCACCAAGACCGCCGCCGGCAACAAGGTGATCGGCAAGGCGGTGCGCGCCGCGGCCGATGCCGACATCACGGTGCGCATCCGGATGTCGCAGTAACCCCGGCGAGAGGAGGGCGGCATGGGTGACCTGCTCGAACAGGGCGCGGCGTTCCTCGACGACCAGCGTCATCGGCACATGAGCCGCGCGGTGGTCTACAGGCGCGGCGCGGAGGAGAAGGAGGTGCAGGCCACCATCGGCCGCACCGAGTTCGAGCAGGCGGACGAGGCGGGCCTGATCCACCGCGTCGAGTCGCGGGACTTCCTGATCCGCGCGGCGGACCTGGACCTGGGCGCGGGACCGATCACGCCGCGAGCGGGCGACCAGGTGAGGGAGCAGGTTGGTGGCGTGGGGGGGCAGGTGCTGGTGTACGAGGTCAACGCGCCTGGGGGGGCGGACGGCCAGCCGCCCTGGCGATTCAGCGATCCGTACCGGCGAGTGATGCGGGTTCACACGAAGTTCGTGGGCACGGAGGCGTGATGACGGGACCGAACGGACAAAACGGCAACGGCGGCAAGGCGTCGCTGCGCGTCCAGTGGGCGGGGATCATCGTCACGATCCTGCTCGCGGCGGGCGCGATGACCGTCCAGTGGGGCGTGGTGACCGCCAAGCTCCAGCAGGTGGAGAAGCGCCTGGACGAACTCATCGTCGAGGCACGAGCCCTGCGCACCGAGTACCAGTCGATCGAGCGGCGGGTGTCGTATCTCGAGGGACGGCTGAATGGGAGGCCGGGGCAGTGAGCACCATCGCCGCCATCGCCGACGCGGTCGCCGCGCACATCAACGCCGGGACGTACTCGCGCCCGGTGAGCGCCGGGCGGGTGTACCAGCCCGCCTTCACGCTGGAGGACCTCAAGGACCTGCGCGTGTCGGTGGTGCCACGGACGGTGGGCATCTCCGCCGCCAGCCGCGACAGCAGCACGTTCGAGTGCGTCATCGATGTGGGCGTGCAACAGAAGTTGCCGGCGACCGGTGAACAGGCCGAGATCGACGCCCTGCTCGACCTGGTCGAAGAGATCGCCGACCGGCTGCGGCTGACGAGGTTGCCCGGCGCGCCCGAGGCCGCGTGGGCGGGGATCGCCCACGAGCCGGTGGTGTCGAGCGAGTCGCTGGAGCAGCACCGGGTCTTCACGAGCGTCCTGAGCGTCACGTACCGGGTGCGGAGGTAGGAGGCAGAGGTCGTGCGGAACTTCATCGCGCTCAAGATCGACCTGGACACGGACTATGTGCCCCTCTCGACGCCGCCGCTGGTGGCGACGTGCACGCTGACGTTCGCGCACACCAACACGCAGGACGCCACGCTCAAGGGGACCGACGGCAAGGAACTGCTGATCCCGCCGGGCGCGCAGTACCGCCTGGAGCGCGTGGACCTGTCGCGGATCGAGGTCAAGAGCAAGGCGGGCGAGTGCGTGTACGTGGTCGGGCACGGCGGATGAGCAAGGGGCAAGGAGACCGGCAATGGCGATCAAACTGGGCATGGAGGCGGTCCTCAAGTACAAGGTCGGCGGGCAGGCCGGCGGCGGCGCATGGACGGCGATGGGCAACACCCGCGACGTGACGCTCAACCTCGAAGCGGGTGAGGCGGACGTGACCACCCGCGCCAACGCGGGCTGGCGCGCCACTGTCGGCACGCTCAAGGAGGCGAGCGTCGAGTTCGAGATGGTCTGGGACACCGCCGACGCGGGGTTCACGGCGATCAAGAACGCCTTCTTCAACAACGCCGTGATCGGCCTGCAGGTCCTCGACGGGACCAGCGGCCAGGGCCTTCAGGCCGACTTTTCCATCACCAACTTCTCGCGCAGCGAGGCGCTCGAGGAGGCCATCACCGTCTCGGTCACGGCGAAGGTGACGTACTCGACGACGGCGCCTTCATGGATCGGCGGCTGATCCGCACCCAAACCACACACGCACAGGAGACACGGATGCGATCGTTCACGGACAACGCGGGAAGGCAGTGGCAGGTCGAGATCAACGTCGCGGCCCTCAAGCGCGTGCGAGGGCTGGTGCGCGTGGACCTCATGCAACCCATCGAGGGCACGGGCGGCCTGCTCGAACGCCTGGTGCGCGACCCGGTGCTGCTGTGCGACGTGGTGTACGCGCTGTGCAAGCCCGAGGCGGACCAGCGCGGGATCAGCGACGAGGACTTCGGCCGGGCGATGGCGGGCGACGCCATCGAGCACGCCACCGCGGCGGTGCTGGAGGAACTCGTGTCTTTCTGCCCGAGCCCGAGGGACCGGGCCAACCTCGGGCGGGTGCTCCAGGCCACGCGGGAAGTGATGGACAAGGCCCGCGACCTGGCGACGCGGCGGATCGACCACCTGATCCAGAGCGGGGAACTCGAACGCCTGGCGGAGAACGCGCTGGGAGAGGACCCGCCGCCGCAGACGCCTGGCGACTCGTCTGGCACTGCGCCGGAGCCGTCGGCGTCGATCCCGGGCCCCTGACGCTCCGCGAGTTGATGGAGATGCTCGAAGGGCGGCAGCGTCACGACTGGTCCATCGCCTCCTCGTGCCTCTCGGTCATCGCCAACTTGCACCGCGATCCCAAGCGATCCCGCCGACTCAAGCCCAGCGACTTCGATCCATTCGCCCAGCGCTCTTATGCACAACGTCGCATCACGGTCCCCGTCTCGGTCCTCAAGGACGTGTTCATCGACGGCAAGGTTCCCCGCATCGCACAGGAGGTTCACGGATGAAGTACCTCGGTTCGCTCTCTACCCGTCACGTCGTCTACCTCGTCGGCCTGGTTCTCCTGGCGCTCCTGCTCGCCTCGTGCGCCGGGATCGACCTGGGCGACCTCGTCAAGGTCAAGACGCCCAACGCGATCCAGCAGACGACCGGCCTGCGCTCGACGCTCTCGCTGAACGAGGCGGAGGTGGAGTACCAGAACTGGTTCAACCAGGTACAGGCCACCGGCGCGCAGTGGAAGGGCAACATCCAGCGCGCCGGCGAGGTCCGCGGGCTGCTGGGGCAACTCACGCTCTCGGCCCTCGACACCGTCGGCCCCACCGTCGCAGGCCTGCCCGTGCTCGGCCCGGCGCTGCCCGCGCTCACCGGCATCGTCGGCCTGTTCATCGGCAGCGGGCGTCTGCGCAAGGAGAAGGAGGCGTCGTTCAACAAAGGCCTGGAGACCGGCCGCGACATGGCGGGCGAGGCCTGATCCGCACCACACATGCAAGGAGGCTGTCACATGAAGATCGTCGCCGGACGCTTCATCCGCGTCCCCAACAAGCCGCCGTACCAGCACCCCGCCGCCAGCCCGGACTATTTCGCCACGCGCGGCGAGGTGGTCTGTGGCGGGCGGCGTGCGGAACTTGACCTGCTCTTCACGCCCACCGAACTGCGCCGGGCCGCGCACCGGGCGCAGAAGAACCGCGAGGACATCCCGCCGGCGAAGCGGCGCACGCTCCTGGGGCTGCTGGAACGGCTCTTCGGTGGCTCCCCGTTGGGGTCGGGGACGTGATCACCATGCGCATCAAGGACATGTTCTTCGACCGGCACGTCGTGATGCGGGCGATGGACTCGGCCAAGCGCAAGGTGCTCAGTCAGGCCGGGGCGTTCATCCGCACGGCGGCCAGGACCAGCATCCGCAAGCGCAAGGGCACCGCCCCGCCGGGCAAGCCGCCGCACTCGCATGAGGGGAGCCTGCGGAAGTTGATCCTGTTCGGGTACGACCGATCCAGTGACTCCGTTGTGGTCGGCCCCGTCGGGTTCGCCAAGAGCACCGCGCCCAGGGCGCTCGAGCACGGCGGTGAGACCGTGGTACATCAGCGGCGGCGGGGGCGGCTCGTGTCGCGGAAGGTCAAGATCGCCGCGCGGCCGTTCATGGCCCCGGCGCTGGAGAAGGAGCGGCCGAAGTTGCCGCTGCTCTGGCGGAACTCGATCCGGAAGGGAGGTTGATCGGTGGCCGACACGCGGGGCATCCGGGCCGGACGGGCGTTCGTGGAACTGGGCGTCAGCGACAAGCTCAGCGCCGGGCTCCGCCGCGCCCAGAAGCGCCTGGAGGCCTTCGGCCAAGGCCTGCGCAGCGCCGGCACGCGCCTGGCGGGGGTCGGCGCGGCGGCGGTGACGGCGCTGCTGGGCAGCGTGAAGGTGTTCTCCAGCATGGGCGACACGCTCGACAAGATGAGTCTGCGAACGGGCGTCAGCGCCGAGGCCCTGAGCGAACTGGGCTTCGCCGCGGAGCAGTCGGGGGCGGACCTGGAGACGCTGGAGAACGGCCTGAAGTTCATGCAGCGTTCGCTCGTGGACGCGGCCAAGGGCTCGGCCTCGGCGCAGCAGGCTCTCTCGCTGCTCGGACTCTCGGTTGAGGACCTCGCGGGCCTCTCGCCCGATCAGCAGTTCAAGCGCCTGGCCGACCGTCTGGCGCAGGTCACCGACCCGGCCCTGCGCACGGCGCTGGCGATGGAGATCTTCGGACGCGCCGGCACGAAACTGCTCCCGCTGCTCTCGTCGGGCGCGACGGGGATCGAGGAACTCCAAGCCCAGGCCCGCAGTCTCGGCCTGACGGTGAGCACGCAGACGGCCAGGGACGCCGCGGAACTCAACGACACGCTGAACATCCTCTGGCGGGTCGTGAAGCAGGGCGTCTTCGCCATCGGCGGGGCGCTCGCGCCCACGATCAAGGACCTGTCGCTGCGGATCACCCGCGTGATCGTCGCCGCCACCGACTGGATCAAGCGGAACAAGGACATGGTGGTGTGGGCGCTCAAGGTCGCGGCGGGCGTGGTCGTCGTCGGAGCCGCCCTCATCGGCCTGGGCGTGGCGATCACCGGCATCGGCGCGGCGATGGGCGTGCTGGCCAGCGTCGTCTCCGGCATCGGGGCGGCGTTCGGGCTGGTCGGCGCGGCCTTGGGTGCGCTCCTCAGCCCCATCGGCCTGGTCATCGCCGCCGTCGTCGGCCTTGGCGCGGCGCTCCTGGTCACCAGCGGCGCGGGCGGTGTTGCCCTTGAGTGGCTCGGGGAGCAGTTCACGCGCCTGCGCGACTGGGCGACCAAGGTCATCGGCGGCATCTCCGATGCGCTCGCGGCGGGCGACATCGCGCTCGCCGCCGAGATCCTGTGGCTGAGTCTGAAGGTCGCCTGGCAGCAGGGCGTCGCGGCGCTCAACAAGGTCTGGCTTGAGGCCAAGCAGTTCTTCGTCGGCACGGCGCAGTCCATGTGGTACGGGGCGCTGGCTGCTGCCGAGATCGGCTTCCACGCGATCGGGGTCGCGTGGATCGAGACGACGGCGTTCCTCAGCAAGACCTGGACGAACTTCACCACCGGCTTCCAGCAGATCTGGGAGTCTGCGTCGTCGTGGGTCGCCAAGCGCATGCTGGAGATCCAGAGGCTGTTCGGTTCCGGGCTCGACGTGGACGCCGCGAAGAAAGCGGTGGACCAGCAACTCGAGTCGCGGCTCGTCGAACTGGAGGACGCCGCCCAGCGCGACGTGGCCGCGCGGGAGCGCCGCCGGGCGGCCGAGCGCGAGCAGGCGGCCGCCATCCACGAGGCGACCCTCGCCGCGATCGGGCAGGACTTCGAGAACGCGCAGGACGCCCTCCGCAAGGACACGGAGGCTGGGCTCGCCGAGTCGCGCGCGGCCCTCGACGCCGCGAAGGAGCGCCTGGCCGCCGCGATCGAAGATGCACGGCGCAAGCGCGAGGCGGCGGACGTCGAACGCGGGCCGTCGCGTTCGCCACGCGACCTGATGGTCGAGTTCGACGAGCGGATCGCGGGCCTGGGTGACCTGCTCGCCAAGGGGATCAGCGTGCGCGGCACGTTCAACGCCAAGGCCGCGCAGGGACTCGCCGCGGGCAGCGACGCCGCCGAGCGCACCGCACGCGCGACGGAGCAGACGGCGAGGCACACCAAGCGCCTGGCCGACGCGGCGGGGACGGGCGGATTGACGTTCGGCTGATCGGAGTGACGGATGCCCATCGAGGTGCGAGAGAAGTTCGAGTCACGCAGGCTCGTCAAGAGCGTCACCGGGAGCAACTCCTCGGCGGAGCTCGCGTACATCGTCCTGGGCACGGACAACGACATCGCCGCGCGGGATGCGCTCGAGGCCGAGGCACCCGCCACCTACGCCACCCTGCCGCGGCAGAGCGTGCAGATCGAGCCCCTCGGCCCGGGCCTGTGGGACGGCCTGGCCCGCTACGCCCCCACGAGCGGCGGCGGTGGCGGGCCGCCCACCGGCGAGTCCACCTTCCAGTTCGACACCGGCGGGGGCACGCAGCACATCACGCAGTCGCTGACCACCGTGCAGCGCGTCCCCGCGCCGGGGATGGTCGCGCCGGACTTCCAGGGCGCGATCGGCGTCAGCGCCGACGGCGTCGAGGGGATCGACATCACCGTCCCCGTCTACCACTTCGCCGAGACGCACTACAAGCCCGACGCCCAGATCACCGGCGCGTACAAGGGCGTGCTATTCAACCTGACCGGCAAGGTCAACGGCGACGGCTTCCGTGGCTTCGCCCCCGGCGAGGTGCTCTTCCTGGGCGCGAGCGGCGCGAAGCGCGGCAGCGGCGACGAGGCCGATTGGGAGATCACCTACCGCTTCGCCGCCAGCCCCAACGTCTCGGGCCTTTCGATCGGTCCGATCGGGGGCATCACAAAGAAGGGGTGGGAGTACCTGTGGGTGCGGTACAGCGACCAGGAGGACACCGCCGCCAAGGCGCTCGTGAAGCGCCCCGTCGCGGCCTACGTCGAGCGCGTGTACGAGAGCGGGAGTTTCGCGGCATTGGGGCTTGGATAATGATGTCAGGACTTCGACAAGGCGTAGAGAACCGCACCAGCTGCGGCGATGCCGAGCACCGCCTTGGTCGACTCCGCTTGCTGTTGTCGGCGCTGCTCTTCGAGTGCAGCGCGGTGTGCCGCATGCCTCGCAAGCACGTCCTGCCACCAGGCAATAACAGCGGACTGCACGTCGAGGAGGCTTGCGCTGTCCTTGCTGACAGCATTCTGGTACTTCACGCCGGAGGTGCGAAGCGATGGCGGCAACTCCAAGCCCGAGGTCAGAAGTACTGGAATGACAGGCACGTTGGCACCCCACGCAGCACCAACTTCATCACGCACCCACTCGGACTTGCTCGCACTTTCGCTCCAAAGCAAGACCAGCAGTTTCGAGCGCTGCAAGTGGTTCCGGATTACCTGCAATCGTTCCCCAGCAGCAAGGCTCGTCTCGGCCAGAAAGGCGCGGAATCCGAGGTTCTCGACTGCACGTCGAACCAAGCGGGCGTACTCGAGATCATCGGTGCTGTACGAGATGAATACGTCGAATGCTCGGGCGGGCTGCATGGCGTGAAGTGTACGACGTTGTGGTCGAGCGAGGTTGTGGAGATCATTTATGGGTGACGAACTCCGCAAAGTCCGGCCCGGCGATCCGCTCCGCATCCCCGCGCGGGCGTACAACGCCTTCGTCGATGCGGCGCTCGACGCGCGCCGCCGCCAGCAGGACCGCCGCGCCGGGGAACTCTGGGACGGCGGGCGCTCCTTCATCGGCGGGGGCGTCGTCGCCGTGCGCAACGACAGCGGCGCGAATCTGGAGCGCTACCACGCCCTGGCCATCGACGGCCCTCTGTTCCTCCCCGACGACGACGGCCCGGAAAAGTCCTTCCAGAACCGCCTGGCCTTCAAAGGCATCACGCCCACCGACGCCACGCGCCCGGGCTCGTTCGCCATCGCGCGCGAGCCGATCCCGCAGGGCGAGGTCGGCCTGTGCGTGGTCCACGGCGTCACGCCCGCGCGGGTGCTCATCGAGGACGAGGAGCACGCATTCGCCGAGGTCGCCCCCGATGAGACCGTGCTCACGTCCGCCGGCTCCGGCAGCGCCGCCATCCTCTGGAAGGAGGAAGGTGTCGGCGAGAAGTGGGCGCTGGTCGAGGTGGGCCGCCCGCGTGGGGGTCGCATCGTCGCCATTCTCGGCGAGGCCCGCGAGATCGAGGGCGAGCGCTTCCGCTGGCGCTACCCGTGGATCGAGGCCGCCATCGACGGCGACCCCGGCAGCGATACCTTCGGGCGGTACATCGCGCTGGAGGAAGGTCTGTCGTCCAAGGGCGCGGGCGGCGAGGAGAACCCAGCGCACTGGGCGGTCAACAGGTTCGAGAGCCATCACAGCGACGTTTCCGAGGAGGAGCCCGACGGCACCGACGGCTTCGGCGGCCTGCGGTCGCTGTTCGTCCCCGGGCAACTCGAGCCGCTGGACCCCGCGGGCTACTGCCCCCGCAAGGCGGCGGTGCCGATGCTGCGCCCCATCCTCAAGGGCGTTGCGGTCGAGATGGTGGCCGAGCGCGACACGCGAGGCGGGACGGTCTGGGCGTTCCAGGCCCTCAACGGAATGGAACTGGTCGAGTTCGACGTCCCGGTGTGGCTCTATGTCTGACGCGAACGTCTCCATCCCCGTGGACCTCGAAGCCCGGCGCGAGCACGAGCGGCGGAAGTACCTCGCGCTTGCCGAGCACGCCGGGGGCACCTACGGCTCGACCAATCACGGGCGCTTCGCGTACCGGCTCGTCCAGGGATTCAAGCCCCGGTTCGTCGTGGACTTCGGCTGCGGACGAAACCTCTTTATACAGCACCTGCGGCGGTTGGGGATCGACGGCCTGGGCATCGACTTCGCCTTCCCCGAGGCGGACATCGTGGCGCCCATGCACCGAGTGCCCGTCTCCGCGGGCATCGCCGACGTGGTGACCTCGTTCGATGCCCTCGAACACCTGCTCCCCGAAGAGGTGGACGAGGTGCTCGAAGAGATGCGGCGGATCGCCGTGCCGGGCGGGGGTTTCGTGCTGTCGACCTGCACGCGGGAGAGCAAGACCAAGGTGGATGGCGAGGGCCTGCACCCGACGGTGCGGCCGCTGAAGTGGTGGCTCGACCGGATCGGCCGCGTCGGCACGGTGCGCCGGGGGCTGGGCGCGCCTCGTGGGGGGTACATCGCGGGGGTGTTCAAGGATGCGTGAGAATGGTGGCGACATCGCGGCGTTGCAGGCGGGACTCAAGCAGCGCAGGCCCGCGCGGAGTGGCGTGCGCCTATACACCGCCGACTTCGACTCGGTGTCCCTGTGCGACTTCTACCGCGGACGGTCGGCGTTCCTGATCCTCTCGGGGCCGTCGCTGTCGGCGCTCGACCTGGCCCAACTCAACCGGCGCGGCATCGTGACGATGGCCGTCAACAACGCCTGGGCCGTGCATCGCCCCACGCTGTGGACGTGCGTGGACGACCCAGGGCGCTTCATCGACACCGGCTGGAAGGACCCCGGCATCCTGAAGATCGTGCCTGTCTCGCACTTCGACAAGCGTCTGCGGGTCCAGAACCCCGACGGCTCGTTCCGCGCCAGCGCGTTCAAGGTGCGGCAGATGCCGGGCGTGCTCTTCTACCGCCGCAGCGACCACTTCGATCACAGCCGATTCCTCAAGAGCGACGCCATCAACTGGGGCCAGGACGGCGAGCACACCGACTCGCTCGGCATCAAGGGCAAGCGGAGCGTGATGCTCGCCGCGCTGCACCTGCTGCACTACCTGGGCTTCCGCACGGTGTACCTCCTCGGGTGCGACTTCAAGATGGCCCGCGACCGGCGCTACGCCTTCGACGAGCACCGCAGCAAGGACGCGATCCGCCACAACAACATCCTGTACGAGAGTCTTCAGAAGCGCTTCGAGGCCCTGCGGCCGCACTTCGAGCAGCACCGCTTCCGCGTGCTGAACTGTGCGCCCGACCCCGAGGCGTGCGCCCTGAAGGCGTTCGAGTTCGTGCCCTTCGAGCAGGCCGTGAGCGATGCGGCCGCCGAGTGCTCGAAACCCATCAGCACCGCCGGGTGGTACGAGTGGCCGTCAGGTCGGAGAACAGTCGATCCGGAGGGAGGCACACGATGAATCGACGATGCTGCGCCACTGGCCAGGGATCATCAGCCCATCCCAAGATCATCAACGAAGCGGGATTCGGGTTTGACCTGCTCAGGACGAAGCCCGAGTTGTTCCGCGGTGATAGTCCGAACTTGTTCAAGGACTCGCTGCTCTGCCAGCAATCGATCGCCTGCGCCCAGCGGGAGCGTTTGGGGCGAGATGGCTCGCGCCAGGTCTCCGAGAGTGGTGCATTCTGCAGGAAACTCGGTGGCAATGAAATCCTTCGCTCGGACGAACGCGACTGCACCGAGCGCAAGGATGCCTCCGAGCACCATGCCGCCCGTCATTCCCAACTCCAGGACCACGAGAACAAGAGAGGCAACCCAAAGCAGGAGCAGCAACCACCCGATCGCCGCGAAACTCCTCCGTGCGGTCTCGGTGGGAGCAAGCCGCGGCATGAGCGGCTCCAGCTTGGCCACTCGCTTCCATCGACTTCTGCGATGCGGACGAGGAAACGCTGCGTCCAAGGGAGTGCCGGGCTTCAGCGAGCGGCGTTCGATACCGCAGTCTCGAACGATCGCCTTTCGAAGGCTGAAGAACGACCGTGCTGTTGGGCAAACACCAGTCGAGCGCGGAAGCCGCGAAATGACCAGCGCCGCGAGATCGGCGACGGTGCGAACGCTGCCACACTCAGCATCGGGCAGATTGACCCGGAACCGGTCTTCAACCTCCATCACCAACTCGACGCCGTCAAGGCCCATGCCGTGAGTATATCGGACAGACGAGTTTCAAGTCCCCGGAGACATTGGTCATGAGCGACGAGCCACGCCGGTACTTCCTCTACATCCCCGTGTGGGCCTCCACCGGCGGCCCCGGCGGCTCGGGCTCCGGCTCGTCCGGCAGTTCGGAGAGTTCGTCGTCGGGCTCGTCCTCGTCGAGCGGTAGCAGTTCGTCAGGATCATCGAGCGGGTCATCCAGCAGCGGCTCGGGTTCGTCGAGCGGCTCCTCCGGTGCTTCGAGCGGCGTGAGCAGCGGGGCCAGCAGCGGCGCGTCGAGCGGCGCATCGGGGAGTACCGGCGCGGGCAGCAGCGGCGCGTCCAGCGGCGGGAGCGGGAGTTCGGGGGGATCCTCCGGCGGCGGTGGCACGAGCGGGATGAGCGGCGGTTCTTCCGGAGCATCCTCCGGTGGGGGCGGCTCCTCCGGCGGGGGCGGTGGGTCCTCCGGCGGTGGCGGGTCAGGCGGAGGCGGCTCGGGCGGGGGCGGCTCCGGCGGCTCCGGCGGCGGTGGTTCGGGCGGCGGCGGATCGGGTGGCGGCGGAGGCGGAGGGGGCGGCGGAGGAGGTGGTGGTGGTGGCGGGGGTGGGGGCGGCGGCGGAGGCGGAGGTGGTGGTGGCGGGGGTTCGAACTGCCTGCTCTTTGGCACGCTCGTCCGTCTGGCCGACGGCCGCGTCACCACGATCGAGAACCTCACGCCCGGCGACCGCGTCGCCACCATTAAGATCCCCGGACTCGAGGTCGATGTGCCCTACCGCGCGCAATATCAGTGGCTTTCGCACCACGGCCTGCGCGGCACGATCCCGACCGTTGGCCGCGTCGCCAGCGTGAAACTCGGCGAGCACACAGGGTTCGTGGTGATCAATCGGCGCATCAAGGCGACGCCCGAGCACCCGTTCCTCATGCGCCGCGGCGACGAATGGGGCTTCTCGTCCGCCGAGTTCCTCAAGAAGGGCGACTACCTGATCGGCGAGCGACTTGCTGAGGAACTCGTCGAGACCGTCGAGCGCATCGATGCGCCGACCCGCACCGTGGCCATCCACATCCCCGGCACGAACACGTTCTCCGCCGAGGGCGTCTGGGTCCACAACGACATGCCCGCGACCGCCCACTCGACCAGCTCGGGCTCAAGCTCCAGCGGCTCGGGCTCCAGTTCCGGCAGCGGCTCTTCCAGCAGCAGCGGCTCGTCGTCCTCCGGCTCGGCCAGCAAGTCCAGCGGGTCGTCGATGACGTCGAGTTCCTCCTCCGGCTCCGGCAGCGGCAGCGGCTCCAGCAGCCAGTCCAGCGGCGGGGGGACGGGCACGTACTCGATCTGATCCCCTACGGAATGATCCGTGCCCTCTGGAACTTTGCCCAGTCGCGCCACGCGGGCGTCTCGCCCCGCAGGGCCACCTCGTCGAGCATCTTCGCGGTGCGGTCGTCAGTTCGGCCAGCGCGGAGCTGCAGCCGCGTGAGCGCCTGCATCGTGGGGATGTGCTCGGGGTACACCTCCAGCGCCGTGGCATAGGTGGCAAGCGCCTCGTCCGTGCGCCCGGCCCGCTCGAGCACCAGCGCGAGGTTCAAGCGTGGGTCGGGGTGGCCGGGCATCAGCTTGCGCGCCCACTCGAACTCTCCGGCCGCCTCGTAGAGCTTGCCCTGCGAGAGGTACAGCGCCCCGAGGTTGTTGTGCGCCGGCCCGTTGTAGAGGTCGGCGTTCAGGGCCTCGCGGAGCAGTGCCTCGGCCCGGGCCGGGTCGGTCGCCACGATCTTGACCGCCTCCTGCGCCAGGCGCTGAGAGGCAGCTGAATCGCGTCCTTCCTCTGTCATAGGCGAATACGCGCCCGACCGCTTGTTCGAGGCACACCCGACGCTCAGCGCCAGCACGAGCAGAGGCACTAACGCCATAAGGATCCGGCGCAGGAGTGGGTTCAACGATGCTCTCCTGTCTGACGCACCACGACCGACTCGATCACGATCACCGCCCGCAGTGGCAGGTCCCCCCCAGCCTCGGCAGCCTGCCCGCCGGCGGGAGCAACGTCGATGCTCGTCGGAGTCCACGCCGGCTCGGCGGCCCGCCATGTGTCCAGGAAGCGGCCGACCGCGGGCAGCGTCACGCCCGCGAGCGTCAGCGTCGCGCGGCGGCGCGAGACGCGAACTCCCGCTTGGCTCACTACCTGCGACTCGGCCTCGGGCGAGAGGCTCGCCAGCGCTCCAGCCGGCAGCCCGGCTCGCTCGAGCGCCGCGGTGACGCGCGGGGTCAGCCCGCCGTGCGAGTCGCCCGTTATGGCATCGGGCGCCTGGGTGCGCAGCGTGGAAATGAGCTCGGCGTTGCGGGCGGCGTCCCGCAGGGACGCCTGAGCGGCCGCGGCGTCGTCCCGAGCCCGCGCGGCGGTGGGGGCAGTGACCGCCACGGCGGCTCCGGCGATCACCACGGCGCCAATCCATATATACAGGACCGGGCGACTCATGGCATTCCTCCCGCCCCCCCGACCGGACGGAGCTGAAGCGACAGGCGTGTGAGCTTGTCCGCGGTGTTGAGGCGCGGCTCGTCCATCTCCCAGCCCATAGGCGCTGTAAATGCCTTCAGGAACGCGGCAGGATCCCCCTCAAGCGATACCGAGATCGCAATGGCAGAGGGGCTGACCGAGATCGATTGCGGCTTGCTCGGGGTGCTCGATGGCCAGGCTCGCAGCACCTTCGCGAGCGAGAGCGAGGCATCCGGCGGGGAAGCGGCCTTGGCCAGGGCCTCCCGCGTGCCGCGGAGGCGCGCCGCCTGGGCGGCCAGGTCCACAGGCCTGCCCGTCGGGACGACAGCGGCTGCAACCTGTCCCGCCGCCGCGTCGGCTGAGCCGGCGAGTTCGCGCCAATGCGACGCGCGGCGATGCAGCCCGATGGCCAGGAGCAGGCCGCAGAGCAGCAGCGTGCCCGCCGCGAAGGCGTGGCGCTTGATGCGGACCATACGGATCGGGCGCGGCTCGAACGCTCCCACCAGAAGATTGAAGCGATCGGGCGTCAAGCACTCGCCATCGAGGAACCGGGGAAGGGATTCCGGTGTCAGCGACAAGGCGTCGGCCGGGATGGCGTCAAGGTCGGAGCGTTCGGCGGCGCAGACCGCCACGCGGCCGTCAGCGAGGGTCGCCCCCACGGCGTGGAGCGTGTCCAGTTCAACCGGGAGGTCCTCCTGAAGCAGCAGTAACAGGCCAACCGGCAGTTCCCCATTATGGCGCAGCCCCGGCGCGTCGAGCACCGTCCAGTAGAACCGGTCCGCCGGCCATGTCAGGTCCGTCATCATGGCCGGCCTCCCGCTGCTGCCTCGCGGAGAGCGAGGGTACGAACACCAGCGCCGCCGCGGACGTTCAGCGTCGTGGCGGTCACGCGCTCGACCCGCTGCGGGCCGGACTCATCGCCCTCCTTGAGCACAATCAACCTATCGGCGTCCGGGTCGTACACGAGCGCCCTGTAGCCGGTGTCCTCGCGCAGGATCGCCAGCAGTTGCCACCTCAGCGGAGGGGGCGGAAGCGGTGGTGCCTCCACGACCGCCGGGGGCGGAGGAGCGGGCGCGACCCACAGGGGCGCGTTGAACGCGGCCAGGTCGAGAGCGGCCGGCGCTGGCGGCCGAGCCCCCGCGGCGGAGACGCCGACCTGGGGAACGTCAACCTGCGCTGGGCCCAGAGGCATAAACGCCCACACGCCGCAGACGGCAACGCACACGAGCGCGAGGACGCGCCCGATGGATTGGCGGCCCTGCTTCGCCCCGAGAGCGGCGGACCTGCCGCCCGTGAGAGCAGGAGCTGAGGGGATGCTCGTGGGAGTCGCGGGGGCGGTCATGTCTCCACCTCGTCGAGTGCGTCGATGACACGGCTGACTTCCTCGCGCGTGGTGAGCCCAGCGTCGGCGAGGCGCTCGCCGGCCTCGCGGAGCGTGACCATGCCCGCGCGCTGGGCCGCTGCCTTGATATCGAGGGCCGAGGCGCGGCGACCGACCATCTCGCGGATAGGCCCGTCGAGCACGAGCAGCTCGAACACGCCCGTACGGCCCTTGAACCCGGTGCCCAGGCACTCCGGGCAGCCCGCTCCCTCGCACGCTCCATGCCTAGTCCGCAGCAGGCGTTGCGCGAGCACCGCCGAGAGCGAGGAACTCACCAGGAACGGCTCGACGCCCAGGTCCAGCAGCCGCGCCACCGCGCTGGCCGCGTCGTTGGTGTGCAGCGTGCTGAGGACTAGGTGCCCGGTGAGGGACGCCTGGACGGCGATGCGGGCGGTCTCCTCGTCCCGCACCTCGCCGACCATGATCACGTCGGGGTCCTGCCGCAGGATGTGCTTGAGGCCGGAGACGAACGTCACGCCCTTCTTGGGGTCCACCTGGGTCTGGCTGATGGAGAGCCCCGCCTTGCCCCCGGTGGCGAGGTCGTACTCGACCGGGTCCTCCACCGTCATCATGTTGAGCTCGCATCCACGCGATTGGCTACCGGCATTGGTCATGCTCAGCCAGGCCAGCGTCGCGTAGAGCGTCGTGGTCTTGCCGCTCCCGGTTGGGCCGGTCGAGAGCACGATCCCGCTGGTGCGGCTGACCTGCGCCAGGAACCGGCGCTCGACCTCCGGGGGCATGCCCAGCGCGGCGAAGTTGAGCAGGTGCGGGGAGCGGGACGGATCGAGCAGTCGCAGCACAACGCGCTCTCCGTAGGTGCTCGGGAGCGTGCTGATGCGCAGGTCCACGCGCCGGCCCATCTGGGCTCCGCCGGCACCGCCGATGGTGACGGTCGCCCGCCCGTCCTGCGGCGCCCGGCGTTCGGCCACGTCCAGCCGCGCCATGACCTTGATCCGGCTCACGACGCTGCTGGCCAGCGACGCGGGGAGCTCTCGCACCGTGTGCAGCGCCCCGTCCAGGCGGTACCGCACCAGCGTCCGGTCGCGGACGGGCTGCACATGCACGTCGCTGGCGCTGCGGAGCAGGGCCTCGAAGAGAATGAGGTCGACCAGGCGCACCGCGGGGGCTTTGCCTGCCGTCGCCAGCAGGTCCCGCTCGGCCTCGCGAACGGCCGTATCGAGGTCGGTCTCAACATTGCCCGATCCCTCGACCACCACAGTGGGCACATCGGACTCGGCTGCGCTGATTGCGGCACCGGCCGCCCCGGCGTAGGCGCGGTCGATCGCGGCGGCGATCGCCTCCGCCGTGGCTTGGCGCACATGGACTGGTCGTTTGAGGAGCACGCCAATGTTGAAGACCACCCCCGGCTTGGCGCCTTCAGCGGCGACCAGGCGCTCGACACCCTCCACACACCCCTCGCTCAGGACGAGGTGTCGCCGCGCAAAGTCGTGATTCACGCGGGACAGGAACTCCGGGCTGGGGGCACGGGCGGTCGTCCAGGCGGCGGTTGCGGCGTTGACCTCGCGATCAACAAGTACCTTGGGCTCGCGGAGAGCCGCTTCCGTCTCTGCCGGGATGGCAATCTGCGCCGTCACCGGATGAACCTCGGCTCGACCTCCGGCCACCCGTCGGGGACGCGTGCCGCCTCCATGTCGTGCATCGAGAGGTACTTCAGGTCGTCGAACCCCCGCCCCCGGAGCACGTTGGCCCGGATGAACACGAAGAAGCGCGAGCGGTTGTTGGTGGAGTTGCGGTTCTTGAAGACCTCGCCCAGCAGCGGGATGTCCCCGAGGAACGGCACCTGGGACGTGGTCTTGGATTCGCTCTCGAGGTCGATGCCGCCGACGACGACCGTCGAGCCATCGGGGATCGTCGCCACGCTTTGCACGCGGTTCTGCTGCTTGGCCGGAGGGAGCGTCGGGCTCGACGCCGCGCCCAGGAACGAGCTCAGCGAAACCGAGTACTCCAGGACCAGGTGGTCCCCCTCGGCGATCTGCGGCTTGATGGTCACGACCGTGCCCGCATCCTGCGTGCCCCCAAATGAGGTCGTCGAGATCGTGTTGGTCGCGTTCACGCTGGCGTACGGCTGCTGCACGACCGAGTCAAGGCTGGCCTGCTGGTTGTTCCCCACCAGCAGCTTGGGCATGCTCACGGAGCGGCCCTTGTTGAGGGTTTCCAAAGCGCGGATCACAACGGAGAAGTCGCCGGGGCTGAGCACCACGCCCGTGAACCCCGACGCGTCGCCGGCGGTCCGATCCCCGGCGGCGTTCCGAGTCCCCAGCCCAAACAGGGACGACAGCCGGATGAACAGGTCGTCGGTGATCCGAAGCTTTTCCAGTTCCACCCCGAGGTCGCGCGACTGGTTGTCCGTCAGCGTGACCATCAAGACTTCCAGCATGACCTGCGGCTGCCGGACGTCGAGCGTCCGCAGGAGCCCCTCGATCTGCGAGAGCAGTCGGGGTTCGCCCACGGCGATGAGCGTGTTGGTTCCTTCGTCAATTGTGAGACTGAGCGCCGGCTCGCCCGCGCCGGGCCCTGGGGGAGACTTCCGGAGCGTCGGGGATGACGCTCCCGAAGCGGCTGTCGGAGAAGTGCCGCTTGCGACCGGGGGCGGCGGGAGCTGGATCACGGCCGCCCCGCCCCCGCGGTCACCTGCCGCGGCGGCTGGAGCGGGGCCTGTGGGCTGCTCGGCTCCAGCCTGGAGCACGCCCGTTCGGGCGAGCTCCTCGATGATGGACTTCACCTCGGACACGGGACGGTTCTTGATCACAAATGAACGCACTGGACGGCGAGCGGCCGCGGGCGTTGAGTCGAGCCGCTCCATCAGCGCCGCGACCCGCTCGTGCTGAGGCGACGTGGCGGTCACGAGCAGGCTGCCCGTGAGATCATCAACCACCACGCGGAAACGATCATCAACCGCGGGAGCCCCGCCCGCCTGCCCAGCAGATTCGGCGAGCTTGGCCACATCCCGGGCCGGGAAGTACCGCGGCGAGTACGTCCGTGTCTCGACAGGCTCGCGACGATCCACAGCGGCGATCAGCCCCCGCCATGCCTCCTCCTGTTCGGGGGCGCACACGAGCAGAAGGCTCTGCCCGTCCGACCCGGCTACAACGTCGCCGGCGAGTTTCCGTCCGCCCGCGGACTCGCGTTTGGCGGCGACCTGGGCGATGGATGCCACGGCCTGCTGCGCCGAGAGGTGCCGTAGGGCAACCTCCCGCACGACCGTCGCGTCCGGCTTGTCTAGGCGGGCGATGAGCGCGCGAACCTCCTCGACGCGGGCGATCAGGTCGCTGACGGCGACCAGGTTGCTGTCCCCGACGACGTTGGCCGTCCCACCGGGCTTGCTGAGCAGGCTTCTCGCCGCTTCAGCCAAGGCCTTGGCGGGCAGATGCCGCGCCTCGAAGACCTGCGTGACGAACCCCGCCCCACCACCCGCGGCCCCCTCTGCCGTAGTCGCCATCCCGGCGGCCTGGTCGATTTTGACGACCGAGAGCAGGGGACTCCCCGGCGTGCGGACGGTCGTGAACCCGCGCGAGGCCAGAACGTGACTCAGCAGCGCCGGGATCTGCTCGCGCGTGAAGCCGCCGGGGACCCGAACCGTCACCGTGGTTTCCAGGTCGGCCGGGTTGTAGCTGTACGCCTGTCCGGACACTTCTGCTGCGACATCCACGAGCCGAGAGAGCTTTATGGTGTCCGGTAGGGTGACATCGTTCAACTGCGCGATGGTCCGGGCCGCCGCGCTGAGCACAAGCACCGAGGCGGCAAGGAAGACGCGTTGTGGGGCCAAGAGCTGCATTACGGCATCGTACCAACCCCGGCGACCGTCTCACTCAGGGCCCGCCAGGGCCCGAAGCCTCAACCCCTCTCTTACTGCTGCATGGCATTTCGCCACGCCAGGCGAGCCGCAGCAATCTCCTGCAGCGCGGCCGCCGCGGCCACAGTCTCTGGGTCTGAATCGGCCGCCGCGACAACCGAAAGCGCATCGGGGTTGGCGCTCCGCTGCGCCGATTGGGCCTCGGCAACCTCCGCCAAAGAATCTCGTAGACCGATCCACTCGGCTTCGGTCCGGTCCCTAACGAGGTACTTTGTCGGCAGCGGCCACTGGTCCAGGTTGGCCCGAACGCGCCCGAGGCGGGCGCCGACCGCTGCGTCCAAAAGCCCGGAGACCACCGTAAAGAGCTCGTTCTGAACTTGAGCCCGAGCAGCCTCTCGCTGCGCAAGAAGTGCGCGAGCGGCCTCGATGTTTGCCGGTTCCCCCTCCTGCACCGCCAGTTCCAGGGCCTCTCGCGAGTCCGACAGAGCCTGGTCAGCGGCTTGCCACCGGGCTTCGTTTTCGGCGAGGTAATCGCGGGACGCGTTGACAATCCCCTCGAACTGGACCGGTTGGACACCGGCGGCCAGCAGTTTTTCGACGTCGATGCCCGTCCGGGGGAGCGCGACGGCTGGGCTGATCGTGGTCGGGATCACCATCGCAGCGGGGCGAGCACGGGCCGCATGGGCGCTGGCGAGGCCTACCAAGGAGGCCAGCATCGCCGCGACAGAGAGCATGAACAGCATCCACCGCATAAGTTCCTCGCATTCTCCGGGTGCTCTGGATTCCTGGTTGGCCGGGACCGGACTCGTCTGCCGTGGATTGTAACAGAGGGGCCGGCGCCGTGCGTGCCGCGGGTCGTAGACCCGACGAGAAGATTTGGCAAGGATCGGGTCCGCCGGCCCATCCGACGGACGCGGCCACCAGGACTTTGGTATGCTACGCCCCCGGTCGTTCGTTCCTGACCACCGTTTGGCCCCACCGGAACCGCTCCATGCGACCTACAGCCGCCGCTCTCTCCGTCATCGCCGCCAGCCTCCTGACCGCGATCCCTGTGTGCGGCCAGAATCTCCTGGAGGTCAGCAGCCCATCATTGACGACGTACCTGCCCTCCGGTGGAACGCCGGTGCAGGGGCTGCGTCCGGCGTTTCTCCACCGCGGCGTCAACATCGACGGCACGGAGCGGGCGCCTTCGCCATTCGGCTGGCACATCGCCGCCAATCCGTTCCCGGAGGATTGGAACAGCAATCTCCGGCAGGGCGACATGCGGCTCGACGTCGGGGCCTACGAGATCGACGAAGTAGACCTGTCGTTCCCATCGACTGGCATCCCGTGGGTCATCGGGCGCACGTACAACCCGGTCCAGACGAACGGAAGCGGGCGCACCGACAGCAACGGCTATCAGGGGTGGAATTGGGCGCAGTCGTCGCAGCCCGAGATCGTCTTTGTGGACAACACGGACGACAGTCAGGACATGGTGTACCTGGTCTACGGCGCGGATCGGTTCCTGGAGTTCCGCCGCGTCATGTCGGGAGGCAACCCGACGAGCTCGTTCCGCGGCGTCAACGGCGCCGCGGGCGCGGTCACCTTCGAGGCCGACGCCAACGGCCCCGATACGTACACCTACCACGACCAGGTCGGCAACCGGGTTGTTTTCTTCGGCTTCGACAGCGCGTCGGCGCCGGCGCAGGGGCAGCTCTGGACCATGACCGATCCGGCCGGCGCGGCCGCGTACGTGGGAAGCACGACCAAGTCCCAGGCGATCTCGGCCGGCTACGACGCCGATGGCCGGATCGCGGTCGCCTTCGACGCCGATGGTCGGCGGTATTCCTATACCTACCAGACGCTCGACTCGGTCAAGCGGCTGACGCAGGTCAAGGCCGAGGTGAACAGCGGGTCGTGGACCGAGATCGGCCGCGTCGACTACACCTATTACGCCAGCGCCGACGCGGACATCGCCCACGGTAGCCCGGGCGACCTCAAGCTGGTTTCAACCGTCACGCCTCTGAGCGACTCCTCGCAGAGCCTGAGGAAGGTCACCTATTACCGTTACTGGAAGGGAACATACAACGCCACGTCCAATCCGGGCTACCCGCACCAACTGCGGTTGGTCGTCGGTCCGGAGGGGACACGGCGGTTCGACTGGAACGACCCCGGTCAGCAGCCGCAGAAGGTCTTCGATGATGGATTCACCGGCGCGACCTACGAGGCGCTGAATCCCTACGCGCTGGCCGGCCTGTCTGAATACGAGGAGAACACGGGCCGCCTCAAGTCCGCCTGGTTCAACGGCGAATGCGGCTGCAGCGGCGGTGTCAGCGGGACATACAGCTACGCTTATTCCGACAACAGCACCGACCCGAGGCAGACTTCCGGCTACCAGAACGACTGGTGCACGCGCACGGTTGTGACTCCTCCGGTCACGAGCGGAACCCACGCCGGCGCGTACACGGTGCAGTACTTCGATGAGGCCGGGCAGCCGCTCTCCCGCGTGCTCACTTCGGGCGATCCGCAGTACCCCGACAAGCGCTGGTCCTTCTACATCGAGCGTGACACCGACGGCATGCTGGACCGCTGGCACTCGCCGCGCAACCTGCGCGACGACCAGACGACCCGCTACGACCACGCGTCGGGAGCATTTACACCCATCGCCGATCGCGGGTTGGTGGTCCGGTTCCAGCGCGTGGCTTCGGGAGCCCTCAAGGGGCTGCTCCAGTCGCGTCTCTGGATGGAGGGGGACAGCGCCCAGAACGAGTACGCCGAATGGACCGTGACGTACACATCCGCATCCAAAGCGGTGTCGGCCGACTACTCGGTGCTCCGCCCCTTCGTCGCCGCGCGCAGCCAGTACACCACGACCAGCCCGACCAGCGGCGTGAACACCACGGACTACGTGTACTCGTTCCATTCCGGCGAGGCCTCGCTGGCCCCCAAGTCCATCGAGACCCGCCTGCCTGTCGTCTCCGTCGCCAACAACGGCCCGGGCGGCACGGCCCGGGACACGACCATCGACTATCTCCGCTCCGACGGGACGCTGGCGTTCCGGCGCGAACGCGACGGCATCCTGACCTACACGCGTGTTGAGGGCGGGTTGATCTCGCTCCGCATTGACGACGCCAACACCAACTCCAGCGATATCGCATCCGCGGACAACCCCGGCACCGTGTGGGGCATCTCCTCGGTCACCAGCGGCTTCAATCTCGTCACGCGATACGGCTACGACGCCCAGGGACGAAACGACACGACAACTCTGCCCAGCGGCCGCGTCACCAGGCAGTACTACACCCGGCTTGACGACGCCCGCGGAGTCACGCTCTCGGTGCCCAAGTGGGAGTCGAGCACCGGCACTGCGTGGGGGCCCGCCCAATACACGGTCTTCAACGGCGAGAACCATGCCGAGTTCGAGGCCACGGTTGGACTTCCGAATAACCAGACCACCTGGCCTCTCTCGTTCTGGGTGCAAACAAACCCGAACTCCCCCATAGACGACCCGATCGCGGCGTTCTCGGCAGAGGTGGGGTCACTCGAGCGGCTGACCACGACGGTCCGCAACAAGCCCGGCGTGCGCGCCGAGGAGACCCGCACATACTTCGATATTCCCGCGTCTGGCGTCGGCGCGCATGGGACCAACTACGACCGCACGAAGAACGACTACGACCCGATGGGGCGTCTGTTCCGCATCACCCAGCCATCGGGAACTATCGTGCGCAGCGAATTCGACCCCAGGGGCCTGCCGATCAAGAAGTATGTCGGCACAGACGACTCCGAGGGCGGAGGCTTCCTGCCCAACAATATGCAACTGATCTGGGTGGGCACGTATGACGGCGATGGTGGCGGCGGTGATGGGGGTGGCGGCACCGGCGAGGGAGACGTGTCGTCGTCCGACTGTGTCGTGGTTGTCGCTGAGCTTGGGCCCGGTACGCCCAACCGCATTTTCCGCGATGCCCGCGGCCGGAACGTCGTCGTGTCCCGCAAATTATCCCCACACGTCTTCTACGAGCGAGACAACCTGGGGCGGGTGACAGCTGTCGGCCTCTACGACAACATCGACGAGCTGATCACCCCCGACCAGCAGGGACGTTATCCTTATGAGGATTCTGCTTACACACCCCGGACCTTCAACGGGCAGAACTCGCACCGGCTGGCGCTGGCGGAGTTCTTTTATGACGAGCAGGGTCGCCAATTCAAGAAGGTCCGCCACAACATCGGGCAGGTCGCCGGACAAGACCTGGGACAGGACCTCGATAGTCTGACGTCGCTGACGTGGTACGACGCCGTCGGGCGCATCGTCAAGCAGCGCGGCGAGCGGCTGGTCAAGTACCGCTACGACCGCCTGGGCCGAGCGACCCATGAGTTTGAGCTCGCCAAGGACGATGACGCCTCCTACGCGGATGTGCTGAACGTCACCGGCGACGTTGTCATGGCCGAGAATCAATCGGCGTACGAGGCGACGACCGGCAACGTGCTGATGAGCGTCGCCATCAGCAGGTACCACGCCGACGACTACCGACGGGGCGGGAGCATGACGACCGGGCCTCTCGACCTGAACCAGGACGGGGGCACGCCGAGCCTGATGAAGCTCACCGCAGCCGATCTGAAAGGACGGGCGCAGATCGAAGCCCGCTGGTACGACGCGCTCGACCGCGTCATCACCGTCGCCCGATACGGCACCAACGGCGGGTCAACATTCGACAGAACGGGCCTGAGCGAGCCGACCGCGTCATCCGGCTCCGCGCTGGTCACGAAGTACTCGTACGACACAGCGGGATCACTCCTCGACTTGCGCGACGCGATGGGGCGCTACACGCGCTACACCTACGACCACGCGGGCCGCACCATCAAGAGCGTCGAGAACTACGTGGACGGCTCGCCCGGGCCGAACGATGAAGACCGAACCACCGAGTACGTCTACACCAACACGCTGCTGACCCAGCAGATCGCCCGCGTTCCGGGTGGCACGGACCAGGTCACGACCTACACCTACGGCACCAACACCCTGGGCTTCGACCCAAGCGAGGTGGCCACGGGCCACCTGCTCTCCAAGGTGGAATACCCCGACAAAGCCGACGCGACCGACGTGGTCACGATGCTCTACAACCGCCAGGGCCGCGTCAAGCAGATGACCGACCAGGCCGGGAATGTGATCGCGTTCGAGTACGACGAGGCGTTCCGGATCGCCGAACGGTACGTGGCGACCTACGCCACCGACTTCGACTCATCGGTCAAGTCCATCCTGACCTCCTACAACGCCCTGGGCCAGCTCCAGACCGTCACCCAGAAGGACGCCTCCTACGCGGTCCTCAACCAGGTGAAGTTCCTCTACGATGGGTGGGGGAATGTCCTCAAGACCCAGCAGGACCACGACTCCGCCATCGGCGGCACGCACCTGTACGAGGTCGCATTCGCCTACGCCAAGGCCGCCGCCGCGGGAACTCGGCAGACCGTCCGCCGCACGGGCATCACACTGCCCGACGGCACGCCCGTGGGCTTTGACTACCTCGTCGGCGGCGGCAGCCCCGAAGCCGCTTCGATTGTCAACGACCAGTTCAGCCGCGTGCGCCGCGTCACGGTGGGCAGCACGCCCACGCCCGTCGCCAAGTACGAGTACCTCGGCGAGGGTCAGCTCGTGGGCGTCGAGTACCCCCAGCCGGGGATCGTCAGCGAACGCTTCAACGCCACGCTCGGCCAGTATCCCGGCCTGGACGCCTTCGACCGCCCGATCGCGGACACGTGGGCCAGCAAGGTGGGCGCCTCGGAGATCTGGCACGAGAAGATCACCTACGACTACAACTCCAACGTGGACCGGATCGTGGACGAGGTGCTCTCCGGTCACGACGTCGACTTCACGATGGATGGGCTGGACCGCCTGACCAAGGCCGAGGAGGGCACCTGGTCCGGCAGCGCCATCATCAACCGCACGCGCCAGGAGATCTGGACGCTGACCCAGACGGGCAACTGGGCCAACCACAAGCTCGACAGGAACGGCAACAACGTCTTCACCGACAGCGGCGACCTCGACGAGACGGGCACCTTCAACGCCGCCAACGAGGTCACGCAGCGCGACCTCTGGTCCAACGGCCAGCAGATCAAGACGCCGACGCACGACCGCGTCGGCAACATGACCGACGACGGCGAGGCGTTCAAGTACATCTATGACCCCTTCGGTCGGCTGACGAAGGTGGTCAAGCGCACGAACCCCTCGCTCGTGGTCGCGCAGTACACCTACGACGGCTTGGGCCAGCTCATCGCCGCCCGCTCCGACACCAACGGCAACGGCAGCCTCACCGACGAGCCCACCGAACGGTACGTGTACGACGCCCGCTGGCGGATCGTCGCGGTGTACATCACCAACTCCGCGGGCACATCCACGGTCATCAAGGAGCGGTACGTCCGCCACAACGCCGGGCTGGACGGCCTGGGCGGGGCCTCCTACATCGACGACATTATCCTGCGCGACCGCGACGTGACCGGCCCGCCCACGCTCGAGGAACGTGTCTACTACTGTCAGAACGCCCACCACGACGTGTCGGCCCTGGTGGACGCCGGCGGCACGGTGCTGGAGCGCGTCAAGTACTGGTCCTACGGAATGCCGCGCGCCTACCCGCGCATCGACGCCGACTGGGACGGCGACGGCAAGGTGACCAAGGACGACCTGGACGCCTACACCGCCGCGTGGGAGAACGCCGACCCCAAGTGCGACCTCAACGGTGACGGGGACGTCAACGAGAAGGACCTGGCCCTCTTCGAGGAGGCCTGGAAGAACGGCTGGACCGTGACGGACGGCCTCTCGATCGTGACCGGCAACCGGTTCGGCTACACCGGCCACCTCTGGGACAAGTACACCCGCAAGTACCACGCCCGCCACCGCGTGTATGACGCGGCCAGGGGGAGGTTCCTCAACCGGGATCCGATGGAGTACGCGGCGGGGAGCGTGAATCTGTATGAATACGTGCTGGGGTTGCCGACAGGCCTCGTTGACCCATTCGGCCTTCACCCGTATGACGGCCTATCGCCTGGTGATCGGTGGGTTCCTGGAATCGGATTGGTCCCACGCGGCATGACTCCGCCGCCACCACCCCCACCTGCGAAGCCCACTCCGGGGATTATTGACACCATCGTTCGCTGCATCGGCCCGGACTGCGTGCTGAATTGCACGGGCGGTCCTCAGCACATTCCCGGAATTGATGAGGGTCCAACGCAAGATGTTATCGTCCTGTGTTGCGATGTTGTGAGCATCGCCGCTCCGTGCGGAGCCACGCTGCGCGTCGTTACGTGCGGTGGCAAGGCACTTCGGGCGATGAAGGAGACAAGCGTAATTGTTAAGACTACCCGCATCGACCGAATCCGGAAGTGGATCAGGTGGGATCGTCCACATCACGGCAAGCCGGCTCAGTGGGACGGCATCATTCCTAAGAAAATCCGGGACTGGTTCTTCGGAGTCGAGTAAGGATGACCCAGAACACTAACACGCTCGTCCAAGTGGTTGGTCCGCCATACGCGGTTGATGGCTTGCCCATGCGGTGGCTGCTGCGCATCAGCAGCACGGCCTCGTCATTGGCGACCCTGCTTGACCAGGTCGGGCGCCTTGTCGCGCCGCAGCCGTGCGCCGCAATGCTAAGAGTCTATTCCGAAGCGCCAGACGCATCACATGTAACGCGCTTGACGGCAGCGTCTTCGTCGCTGGATCTGCTCGACCGGTGCGAGGCAGTGGGAGTCTTCCGCTGCGAAGATATGATCCGAGATCGACAGGCCATCCTGATGCAGCTCCGCGATCCTAGTGGACCGGATGACGATGAGGCGTGTATCATTGCATCGGTCCAGCCTCGACCCGTGCTGTTTCTCCACGCCGGGCACAGCAGCATCGATCTGGTATGCTCGCGAGAGGACGCCGACCGAGTCTCGGCCTATCTGACTCAAGCAGCCCTGGCGCCCTGATCCGTCCTGTACAAATATCGTCCTGTGCAATTATTCCGTGCGTGATTTCAGGCGTGTGTTCAGGGGTAATCCGTGTCACGCAGCGTTCCGGTAGTAGTGCTTGATCACGCCGCCAAGTCGCTCGCGGCAGCGGACCTCGCGAGGTTCGACCGGCCCGGCGCGGGCCGGCGGCATCTGCCCCATCGGCGTGGCGAAGTCGAGGGACATGTGCGGTCGCTCCCGATTGTGGTACTCGATGTACTCCGCCAGCAGGCGTCCGGTGCAAATGTTCCGTCGCTCGATTACAACTCCAACGTGGACCGGATCGTGGACCAGGTGCTCTCCGGTCACGACGTCGACTTCACGATGGATGGGCTGGACCGCCTGACCAAGGCCGAGGAGGGCACCTGGTCCGGCAGCGCCATCATCAACCGCACGCGCCAGGAGATCTGGACGCTGACCCAGACGGGCAACTGGGCCAACCACAAGCTCGACAGGAACGGCAACAACGTCTTCACCGACAGCGGCGACCTCGACGAGACGGGCACCTTCAACGCCGCCAACGAGGTCACGCAGCGCGACCTCTGGTCCAACGGCCAGCAGATCAAGACGCCGACGCACGACCGCGTCGGCAACATGACCGACGACGGCGAGGCGTTCAAGTACATCTATGACCCCTTCGGTCGGCTGTCCGTGATGAACAGCCTGACTCCCTTCAGGCCGCGCTCCTTCAGGTGCCGCAGGAAGGTCCGCCAGGATTCCGCGTCCTCCTTCGTGCCCTCGGCCACGCCCAGCACCTCCCGGTAGCCCTCGCTGTCCACCCCGATGGCGATCAGCACGGCCACGTTCTTCACCTCCCCGCCCCAGGAGCGCTTCAGCCAGATGCCGTCGAGGTACACATAGGCGTACTCCCCCGTGAGCGGGCGTATCCGCCAGGCCTCGATCTTCCCGTACACCTTCTGGGCCATGTCGCTCACCGCGCTGGCGCTGACCCGCGTGCCCCACAGGGCCTCGGTGATGTCCTCCACCCGGCGCATGCTCACGCCCGCCAGGTACATCTCGATCAGGGCCTCTTCGACCGAGGATTCCCGCCGCTTGTACCGCTCGATGATGGCGGTCTCGAGGGGAAGCTTCCGCAAACGCGGCACCGTCAGCGTCACCTCGCCGGCCTTGGTCTGCAGTTTGCGCTCGTACGTGCCCGCCCGGGTGTCCTTGCGGCTCTCCGAGCGCTCGTACCGACCGGCGCCCGCCACGCGGTCGGCCTCGGCGTCCAGGAGTTGATTGAGCGTCTCCTGCACCGTGCTCCGCACCACCTCGTCCAAGTGGCTCCTCACCTTCTCCGTGTCGATCATCAGCGCGGCCTTCAGCTCCGACGGCTCCGAGATCCCGGGCCCCTTCGCCTCCGGGCTTCCCGCGGCCGCGGGCTCACCCTGCGTCCCAGTGACGGCTCTCTCCGAAGGCGGATTTGATGGGCTCCCGATCATCCCGGCGCTGCCGATCCCGCTCTGCGTCCCCGTGACGGCTTCCTCCGAGAGTGGCCTTGAAGGGCTCCCGCCGATCGATACGCTCTCCATGCGGTTCTCCTTTTCTGGAAGTGGGTCTTCACAACTCCACCTTCCGGCGGGAGAACCGCTTTTTCAAAAGTGCGCAGTTGTCAGGACGTTACCCGGCGATCCTGGACCGGATCGGACGCGAGCGCGGGCTGCCGGAGAAGATCCGGGTCGACAACGGGAGCGAGTTTACCGGCCGGGTGCTGGATCAGTGGGCATACTTGAACCATGTCCGGCTGGACTTCAGCCGGCGTGGAAAGCCCACGGACAACGGGCTCATCGAGGCGTTCAACGGGAGGTTGCGGGCCGAGTGCCTGAACGAGAACTGGTTCATGAGTCTGGACGACGCAAGGGAGAAAGTCGAGGCCTGGCGTCGGCATTACAATGAGGAACGACCCCACAGCGCCCTGGGCAACCTGGCCCCCAGGGAGTTCGCTGCTTCAACCGGCCAGGCTAGCCTGGCCGGTTGAAGCGAAGAAGCTCACCCTGCAGTTGGCACAGCTTCGGGTACAAGCGCATCGCTCGCTACTTAGCCCATGCTGGAAGCTCAGAACCACTAACTTCAACGACGCTCAGTTCCATTGTGACGGCGATTTTGCGTTGACGGTGCGGGTCAAGGCTAATAATTGCGATTGCTTTTGGGGCAGTGTCAGGGTTCCTCCAGAGTTCAACGTCAGGATTCAATCGGATAGTTGCGCCAGATATAGGCGATTTCGCGGCAGAGCCCGCCTCTCGAATCCATGCAGAGAGAAATTGATCGGCGGTTGCTATCTGTCGATCGCGGTCCAGTTCGATGATTCGAAACGCATCGTGCGCCCGCGAACGCAAGTACAGCTGCTCCTTTACCGAATTAGATTCGGCCGGCCGGTGCTGGCTCCACCAAGCGACGGCCACAAGCAAGGCGCACGCTGCTATCGCTGCCGCGACGCCGATCATTCGTTGATGTGTCATGATGGTGCCTCCTAATCACGGCGGCTTGTTATGCACAAGAATCTCTTGCGAGCCGACAAAGTAGGTATGCATCGACTCAACGCTCAACGTTGTAACTCGCACCGACTGCGAGGAATCTGTAGCGGTAATGGATCTGATGGCGATAGATTCGAGCGACCGTGTAACGAGGCGATCACCGACCTGTAGTTTACGTGCCGGTGTCCATCCCTGATCCGCGACGTAGAACGGATGCTCAGCGGTAACGCCGATGCAATCGGTGCCCACGACTATCCAGAGCACGTGAGTAGTTACCGCAGAACGCGTTGAAGCCACTATATCGATGCCGCAATCAGAAAGGCGTCCTGTACAAGTATTCCGTCGCTCGATCCACGCGGGATTTCAGAGGCAAAATGTGTCACGCGGCCTTCCGGTAGTAGTGCCTGAGGACGCCGCCGAGCCGCTCCTTGCAGCGGACCTCGCGCGGTGCGACCGGCCCGGCGCGGATCGAGGGCGGTCGGCCCATCGGCGCAGCGAAGCCGAGCGACATATGCGGCCGCTCCCGGTTGTGGTAGTCCATGTACTCGGACAGCAGGTGGTCCATGTGCCGCGTGCCGAGCACGATGAAGTGGTCGAGACACTCGACCTCGATGCTCTGGATTATGCATTGAGGTTCGGCGACCGATGCGGCAGCTGCATGGTCGTGACCCCGGCCCGAGCCAACGCTTGGCCGAAGGCGCCGTTCCCAACTCGGAACTTGTCGTCGCGGTCGCGGAGCATGATTCTGGGCCGGACCATCCCCTTGGGTATCGAAGCGGTGAACCGTCGAACGACCTCCGTGAACCACGCCGCATCAGGCTTGGTCGTGCTGGCCGAGATGTGCGCCCGGCGCGTCCTGGGATGCACGAAGACCAGCGCGAAGACGTACTTGAGACCCTTGGCCGTCAGCACGCGCATCGTGAGGAAGTCGCAGGCCCAGAGCGTCTTGGCGTGGGCTGTGAGGAACTCGTCCCAGGTGCGCTCGCCGCGCTGCGGCCCGGTGGGAAGCCCGGCTTCCTTGAGGATGTTGACGACCGTGGACCGCGAGACCCCGGCGATCCCCAGCTTCTTCAACTCGCCGAGGATGCGCGTGTAGCCGAAGCCGGTCTCGCGCGCGATCCGCAGGACGATCGCGCGGACCTCGTCGGCTGTCCGCGGCCGACCTGGCTTCTTCTTCGCGGTCGACTTCCGCTGCGGCTTCTGCCTTGCCTCACGCACCCAGTTCATGAAGGTCTCTGGCTTGACGATGGAGACCAGCGACCCGATCGCCTTTCCCAGCGGCTTGCCGAGCCGAACCAGCCGGGAGCGCTCGGCCTTGGTCACTTTCGCCGGCCCCTTGATCCTGGCGCGGAGGATTTCGTTCTCGGCCTTGAGGAACTGGACCTGCCGCCGGAGGTCATCCCGGCTCGACCCGGCCAGGACCCTGAAGAGGCGGTTGATGAGCGTGCGGGGCATCCTTCCTTCCTTTTGTATACTGGACCAGCGATGGAAGCCGTCCCGCCCATCCCCGCCCGGCCAGCCGCCCCCCTTTGTGCGAGGCCGGTGCGCTCGCGCGGCGCTCTCGACCTGCTAACCGGAAGGTCGGAGTTCTTCGAGGTGCACGCGGTTAACGCCCCGAGAGGGCGGGACGGAGTATTTGCACACCGGCCCCAGGCCGAACGGGGAGGGGAGCGGGCGGCATCCGCCGCGTGCCGAGCCCCGCGGCGGACGCCGGTGACCCGCCGCCAACCGCGTTCCTGATAGCGCCAGCCCTGTTAACCACGAGGATCATCCCGAATGAGGGGTGCCGAGGCCGAGAGAGTGGGTTTGAAACGGTTCCGAACAGGGAGCTTCTGACCGGCCCGCGAAAGCGGGCCGGTTTTGCTTTACGGATCGGCCGGTTTGCGGAGTCCGGGCGGGATGGCGGAAACGACGGAGAATCCGGGGTCAAACGCTGGGTGGGTCTGGCCGCCGTGCTCTCGGTTTGCGGCCGCCCGGTCGGGCCGCGACGAGAACCCCCGGCGTTCGCGTCGCCCTCTCGGTCGAACCTCTCAAACTCTCTCCGACTCTCGGTTAGCGCTAACGCCGATTTGACGCGGGGTTCCGATCGGGGGTGGGCTTCTTGATGGGAGACGACTCGGAAGAGAGAGGCTGAGAGCGTCCGCGGCTGCTCGGCCGATGGTCTCCGCGCCGGTCAGGTTGGGAATCGCATCGACTCGTACAATCGCACCATGCCCAAGTTCTATCAGGAGTTGCTCGCCCTCGCGCAATCAGATGCGGCTGCCATCCAGATTGTCTCGCATGAATGGGAGCGGGTGCGGGGTTTCGTCGCGGGCCTGTCACGAGATCTTGGCATTCCGGCTCGCGTCTGGAGCCTTTCGCGCGGAGTGGCGGACCTCGATGAGGTGGCTCAGGTTGGCCAACCTGACCCGAGTCAGACCGACCCCCAAGAAGTGCTCAAATCGCACTGCGAGGATAAGAAGCCGGCCATACTCCTCATGGAGGACGCACACTACTTCTACCTCGCGTCGGATCGCCGGCATGAAGTGGCCCGATGGCTACGAGAAGCAGCGCGGCTCCGTGGCTCGCCGCGCAAGCTGCTCATCCTCTCTGGTCCCGTTCCGGGTCTACCCCCCGAGACCGTGAAGGAGATTCCGGCCCTTGACGTGCCCTTACCTGACCAGGAGGACTTGAAGGAAGTCTGCCTCAGCGTCGCGCAGGAGCAGGCAGTCGAGTGTGATCCCGTCGAGTCTCTGCTCGAAGCGGCGAGGGGCTTGACCGTCATGGAAGCGCGTCTGGCCTTTGCTCGTGCAGCGCACGAGAAGGGTCGGCTGGGGCCGGAAGCCATCCCGCTGGTTGCGCAGGAGAAGTCGCGGGTCATCAAGCAGAGCGGCGTGTTGGAATACTTCGAGCCGAACGCCACGATGCGAGATGTCGGTGGCTTGGACAATCTCAAGGCATGGCTGGATCGACGCGGACGCGGCTTCGGGCACGGCGCTCGCGAGCATGGGCTCGAGCCGCCGCGTGGGATCGTACTGCTCGGCATTCAAGGCTGTGGCAAGTCGCTGATTGCTAAGTCGGTTGCAGCCGCATGGCAGTTCCCATTGCTGAGGTTCGATCTGGGCCGCGTGTTCGGCGGGGTCGTCGGGCAGTCCGAAGGCAACATGCGGCTTGCGCTCCAGGTCGCTGAAGCGTTGGCTCCGTGTGTGTTGTGGATCGACGAGATTGAGAAGGGCCTTTCTGGGATGGGCAGTTCGGATCAGCTCGACGCGGGGGTTTCCGCTCGCGTGGGCGGCACGCTGCTGACGTGGATGCAAGAGAAGACCGCGCCCGTGTTCACCGTCGCCACAGCGAATCGCATCGAAGCGCTGCCCCCCGAACTGCTGCGGAAGGGGCGATTCGACGAGATCTTCTTCGTCGATCTGCCCACCGCGGACGCCCGCAAGGAGATCCTCTCGATTCACCTGTCCAAGAAAAAGCGAGCCCCAAAGGACTTCGAACTGGACCGGCTTGCCCAGGACTCGCTTGGCTTCTCGGGCGCGGAGCTCGAAGAAGCGGTCCGGGAGGCCCTGTTCGAGTCCTTCGCCGAAGGGAAGGAGGTCACCACCGAGCACATTGCCCGCGCGATCAAGGCAACATTCCCTCTCTCCCGCACGATGCGCGACCAGATCACCCAGCTGAGGGAATGGTCACGGGCCAGGGCGAGGCGGGCGAGCAGCCAAGAACCCGAGCCGTTGCCTCAGGATTCGGGTGGGCCGGTTCCAATCCTCCGTCAGGAGCAACGCAATCCCTTCGTACCACGAACGTCAGCCGCGGGAACCGAGGAGCGCGGCGAGCGTCGAATGTGATCTCGTTGCCCAGCATCAAGAAAGGCCGTCTCGTGGGACTACTGAACTACCTAGCGATGGAGCCGACGCAGCGGGCGTCTGTGATTCAACAGCAGGCCCGCGACGCGCTTGGCCCATTCGAGAGGTACCTGTTCCAAGCACGCCAGAACGCGGAAGAACGCCAACAACGGCACCGCTTTGCGTTCGAAGTTGTTCGTCGCAAGCACGTGTATCGGTTGCACCCTCTCGACACGCTGGTCGTCCTACGTGCTCACGCGAGCGTGCGTTGGCTGCTGGAGGGATGGCCTTCACACCGAGGATTTGACCTCACCCGCAAGCTCAACAATGTCGACCGCCAGGAGTACCTCCGCGTCACCGCGGCGACGCAAGTTCCGGCGGGCCTGCTGATTGAGACTGATTCCGAGCAGTTGCTGGAGGGTGATCGGATCGAGTGGTGCGGGCAGGAGTGCGTGGCTCGGAAGCCAGCTGCCTCAGGCAGACCGCAAACTGTTGCAGCCGAGGACGGACGAGCGCTGGAAGTTCGTTGGTGGGGTCGAATCGACGAGGATGAGGCCCTTTGCCTCGAAGGTCGCATCGAAGACTCGACCCTCATCGTTGATGGACAGCGGCGAGAATGCTCGGCATTGTCCGTTTGGGCAGAGTGCAGAATCGCACGCGATTCCAAACGACGCGAGTATCCCATCCTGGGCGACACGCTGCGATTGGACGAACCCCTCTCGGGCAGTGTTCTGCTGGCCGACAGGATGAGCGTGCGCCTGGAGGCCAAACCGGCCGATGGACGAGGGCGCAGCGGGAACTGGATTCAACTCCTGCTGCCGGACGACTTCCCCGCAGAGCAGGCATTGCTGGACCCGCGGGCCGAGTTCTGTGAGGGCGAAGAGGTCCGTGAGATCTGGACAGCCCCCGAGCGACGGCACGCGGAATGCCTCAGGATCTTCGAGGTGGACCGCGACCGATACCAGCTGCGCCTTAAGGACTTGCCGGCGAAGGGAACGCGCTTCCTCTATGCGCCCCTTGACACACGTGCCGTCGATACCCAGAAGAGGGCCGTTCAGCAACTGCGATACAGCCCTCTGCCCGCGCATCGCGGTTTGATTCGGTTGTGCGAGAACCCGGAGAAGGCGAGATGGCCAGATGTCCCGGCGTGGTCTTTGCCTGAGCCGGATTGGGAGCTGCTCGACAAACCCGAGATCGACGGCACCGAGGAGCAACGCGACTTCGTGCGCAAAGCCCTTGCCACAACCGATATCGCGCTGCTTCAAGGGCCGCCCGGTTCTGGCAAAACGACCGCCATCTGCGAACTGGTGCTGCAGGCGATCAAGAGGGGCGAGCGTGTGCTCATGTGCGCCACGACGCACGTTGCTATCGACAACGCGCTGGAGAAGCTTTACGACAAACGTCCAGAGATGCTTGAAGCGGTCCGGATTGGTATCGAGGATCGGGTGGATGAGAAGGTACGCGCCCTGCAACTTGACCGGCGAATCCAGTCGGTCGTGGACTCCTGGCGTGCACATGGCCTCTTTGAGGATCTGTCCGATGACGAACGATGGGAAGCCGCGCAGAGCCTCGTGGTAACGAGCGCCAATCTGACGTGCAGCACAACAGCCGGGATCCTCAATCATCCACAGTTGCGGTCGCAGAGGTTCACTGGTGGCGACCGGCCACTGACGACCTTCGTGCCCTGGGACCTGCTCATCATCGACGAGGCGAGCAAGACGACCGTTACGGAGTTCATCATTCCTGCGTTGCTTGCCCGCAAGCACATCATCGTCGGCGATGTGCAGCAGTTGCCTCCATTCACGAACGTCGACGATCTCGAAGCCAACATTGCGCATGTGAGCGATGATGCCGGGAAGGACCTTATCCCGCAGACCTTGCAACGTGCCCGACTCATCGCGTGGAGATTGACCCGTGAGCCGGTGCGAGGTGCGGGCGTGCGATGGCTGATCGTCGAGGCGACGGAGGTGCTCGATCATCTGGAGCGAGAAATTCTGGAGTCCGATTCAAATCGGCAGATCGCTCGCGTCTCGCGGAATGCGCGTCCGGGGCCAGTCCCGCGAGTGACCGTCAAAGAACTGGAGAGCGGCTCCGGAACGGTGCTTCGCCTTGCAGCGGCGGAGTGGGTGCTGGTAGATCTGGACGCTTGGCCGCAAGTCCATGATGCTCTGCCTGGTGGATTCGTGTTCGCCACAGGGCCGATGGATGAGTGTACCTCCTGGGCATTCCGGCACGCGGCCACCCTGACGCACTCGCCTCGAATCCCGCCGTTTTGGGAGCGAGGCAGGCAAGTAGCCGCGCGAAACGAACTGGAGCGGATCGAGCGAGACTTTCTCTCTCGACGAACTTGGGCCGCGGAGGTCGCCTGGCGGCTGAAGCGATGGCACGAACTGCGGTGGAGCGCCGATCGGAAGGAACGAGATCGGATGCAACGCGGACTGGACGAACTGGTGCCGCACACATGGAAGGGGATTCGAGAGTCGATTGCGGATCAGCGCGACATCGGCCTCCCGAGCGTGATCGAAGTTGTGCAGGAGGGAGTCGGGGCTGGGAGGTCCCGCCGCCCGAACTTTCTGGCACATGGGCTGCGCGCCTCACCGGAGGTCCTGAAGGCCAGGTTCGAGTGCCTGACCTATCAGCATCGGATGCACCCCGAGATCTCGAACTACCCACGAAGCGTCATCTATGAGCGATTGGCCAAGCAAGCCGCCTTGCGGGATGCCAACACGATTCCGATGCGTGATGCTGTCGTCCGATGGGACTTTGCGCCAGAGGTCCGCAGACGACGAGTATGGATGGACATCCACGGGAGCGAACACCGGGGTGTAAACGAAGCCGAAGTGAAGGCGATGAAGTCCTGGCTAGAGCGGTTTATCGACTGGGCCGAGCGCAAGGGACCACCTGCTGGCCGCAGACCTCCATCCGGCAAGAAGCGCGCGGTGTGGGAGGTCGCGTGTCTGTGCTTCTACGTCCGCCAGGAGGAGGCGATTTCCGACATGGTGCGACAAGTTACCGGATCGGACGCACGTCACTGCTTTCTGTACCCGAATGAGGACGAGCCGCTGATCGAGATTCGCTGCGGCACGGTCGATCGGTTTCAGGGACGGGAGGCGGATCTGGTACTGCTCTCGATGCGGAACACCGGGCGCGTGGGGTTTCTTGACAGCCCGAACAGGATCAACGTCGGGGTGACGAGAGCGCGGCAACAACTGGTCATCTTCGGCCGGTACGATTTCTATGCCAAGGACGATCGCGTGGCATTGGAGCTCAGGGAGTTGGCCACTATGACGCCTCGTATCAATGGGGGAAGGCACTCGTGAGATGTGAACTCGTGACGTCCCTGAAGGTGCACCGATTCGCTGCGTTTGCAGAGATGGCCGTGTATGTCAAACGACCGGAGATGCAGGCACTATGCCGGGCAGCGCTAAAGGCTGGTGGTGTCATCACGCACGAGGCGGTGCGCAGCGTGCTGCCTGATGCCACGGACGTAGCGTGCAGCAACATCATCGGCTGGTGCCGCGAGATCGGCTTGTGTGACAAGCGTGACGTGCTCACCGAGACGGGTAAGCAAGCAGCGAGCGAAGAAGGTGAAGCACCCCTGCTTGAACAGGGCGTGTACGCGCTGTGGGGCGTCGAGCACCCCGTTCTCGGCGGGCGCATCCTTCACTGGGAGCGAATCCGGATCGACCGCAACGATGAGGGAACTCCTGCCCAACTGCCCTTGACGATCGACTTGAACCAGGTCTGGCGGTCGGTCATTTCGGGCAAGGGGTTTGCGGTGCGTGATCTGCCGAGCGGGAACCGTGAGCCGCTCGGGTATACGGATTCTGACCATCAGTCCACTTGCGAGCTTCGGTGGAACATTGACTTCCGCTTGGGAATAAGCCAATGGACGCTCGCCGGACGTATCGCCGGTGGCCGCGATGGTGACCCGGGGCCGATTCGTTCCACACCTACAGATCGTCCGTGCGACCTGCGCACGCTGGCCGACCGTTGGATGCGTGGAGTCAAACCTGCGGAGGGACGCTGGAATCTTCAGCAACGCCGCCTCGAGGTGCCGTTCAAGGAAACTCTTGACGAAGCCGTACGACACACCTTTCAGACTTCGGTCAATCTCGACGAGGTGGAAGGTCCCGATGGTGACGTCTATGAGCATGTCCGCATCACAGATGTACCTGTCGGCCCGGCGACGCCGGACGACGCGCGTCGATGGATGCTGTGGCGGCTGCGTCGGCGCCTCGCCGAGCCGGGCTATCGATCGGCAGATGCCCTGGCCGCGGAGTACGTCGCCGTCACCGAAGGCACGCCGCTCGAGGCGATGACTGCGGCACCAGAGCCGGAGGAGATTCTGAAGGAGACGCGGAACGAGCGGCCGTTGTTCTGGCGTGTTGCCGCAGGGCTCGACCTGACCTGCGAACCCAAGGTGGTGGTTGCGAAGTCCACAAAGGTCGCTCTCTCGGCACCTTCATCACCCGCGAGTGTTCGGCTCGTTCGAGACTCCAACCTCTCGATGCAGGAGTTGCTGTCTCGATTGCTCGGCACGGTCCGCCCGCGGCGAGTGCTTATCTGCGATCGCTTCGTTCGCGGCGATGGCAACCTGGCCTGCCTCAGGCTTCTGCATGACTCGCTACGTCAGCAGCATGCGAACTCGCGGCTCTTCGTGCTGACTGATCGGGATGCAGCGGACCCAAGGCAGGCCGCGCGAATTCAGCAGGTAGTTGGCGAGTCGCCCGTGTGGTATGAGCAGGCGTTCGGACGCATCAGGGCCGAGCAGCCGCACGACCGATTCCTTCTCGTCGACTCCGGCGATACCCGTCTCGCGTGGCAGATGTCCAACAGCCCGCTCGACGCGCGACCTCTTCTTGGCAAGGCCGCGACGCCGGACGCGCCACTGAAGTGGCGAGATCTGGCCTGCACACCGGTCGCTCCGTCGGAGCTGTACTACCCGTACTTGATCAAGTGGTTCGATGGAGGGAAGCCCGTATGACCACTCTACGTGGCCCCATCCAGCTGTACTCACGCCGAAATACGGTCGACCGTTCAGATGTGCGCATTGCGGTCGCGTGGGAGTGCCTCGCGCAAGGCACGGAAGGGCTCGCTCCGACTGACCCCTGGATCGACCCGACGAGCGCACATTTCAGCGACATGATCCGGCGCGTGGTGGGCGATGCCAGCCAGCCATCGATGTTTGTGCTGCCTGAAACGGCACCAAGTTCGCTCACGCGTGCCATGCTCGAAGCCACGGCGGGTGATCGCCGCGTGTACGTGCTGGGCTCGCTCGGGTTTGGGGCCGGGCAGCGCGATCCGGGCCTGCGCGACAGGGCATCGGCCTTCGTGCTCGCTCGCCGCACTTCGCTGCCGCTGCTTTCGGCCGTGGTCAACTGCTCGACCCGGCGCGCTGGGCTCTGCATCGGTGCCCTCGCGACCGGAGCACCCCAATGGGCCATTGAGCTTGACGAGGGCCAGAGCGCTGGGTTCGTCCGCGTCGCCCTCCACTGGTTCTGGCATCACGCCGCGGATGAAGCATGGACAGAGTCGAAGTCACCAGCGTTGACGTTTCAGCCGCCTCAAGACCGCCCAGTCGATGTCGTCCCACCAACGGACGGCCCGGTGCGGCTTCTTCGCAGACCGGTCGATTCTGAAGTTGCCCCGGGTGACGCGGTTTGTGTTCGAAGCACAAGCGTCGGGCTACCCCAGCGGGCGCGCCGACTGATCACTACGCCATCGGGAGATGGTCAGGCGGATCTGGCAGCGCTTGTTGCGGCCGGGTCGGAAGTGATCGGTCTTGCGCAGGTGCTGCCGGACTTATGGGTGACGCCGTCGGAGGGCATGATCGAATGGCCGATCGCCGACTTCATGCTCCGGATCACACTCAACTCGTCTCAAGCTCGCACGCTCCACGATGCGCTGCTTCAAGCCAGGCCAGCAGCTGTTCTCCGCAGAGAGGTACCTCTGCGGGCCCTGTCTGGGGCGGTCTGGCTTCCGAATGCTGCTTCGGCCAAGCCATGCATCGACGAAGCAGAGATTGAGGTCGGCGAAGTTCCTTGCGAGTCCCTGGATGAGGTATCGAACAAGGAGCCAGAAAAATGGCCGGACGCACCTCCGCTCGTCCGCAAGGCAATCTTCGCATGGACGAATGTCCCGCCCACGCCACCTGCGAAAGCGGTGCGCAGCGACCTTTACCAGCAGTGGGATGAAGCGGACAAGTCTCTGTCCTTACGCGTCAAGACCTGCAGTGAACAGCTCAAGTCCGCCGGGGAACGCAGCGATCAGGCAAGATCAATACTCGGACGCTGGTTTGAAGGGGTGCTCGGCCTTGACCGAAAGCGACGCGAATTGGTGGCCGAGTGCGAGTCGCTTGCTGTCGTGAAACTCGCCGGCGGGTCGGTGGATGCCGCTCGTGGGTTCGTGGAACGCCTGAAGACGCTCGAAGCTGGCGTGCAGGAGTATGTCCGTGGCGTGGATAGCGATATCGCCAAGGCCGACGAACAGCAGCAGCGCGAACAGTGGGAGAAAGAGCAGGCCGAGCACAGGGCGCAACTCGACGAGATTGACGCCAAGATTGCAGCTGCGAAGCAGCAGAAATCGTCCCTCGACGAGGAGAGCAAGGATGGTCAGCGGAAAGGGGAGAGCGATTCGGACTGGAAGGCACGGCAGCGAAGGCTCAACGATGACCTGAAGACTGTTGCCAACGATATCGCACGTCTCAACGGCAGCCGGAGTCAGCATGAGCAGGCGCTGAAGCGTCCCTTCAGTCCGAAGTCGAGGCATGGCAATGACGCGAAGAGAAGCAGCGGCAAAGGGTTTGTTCCCGCACCAACGAAGGCGTCGGCGGGACTTCGGGTCCCCGCCGAGGCCCTGCCCTCAATAGGAGAACTGTTCGAGGCTGGAACGGACCGATACCTGGCGATCGACACCTGGGAACAGCACGATCCTGGCCGTGCCGAGGCCGCTCGACTGAAGGCACGCATGGTTGCTCGAAAGAGGTGACGTATGCGAGAACAGCGAATCGAGATCGAGATCGATGAACACGGCCGGATCAAGGCCGACGCGCACGGCTTCACGGGTGATGCGTGCATCAAGGACCTGGAGAAGATTCTCGCCGATTGCCCCGGCGCATTGGTAAGCGTCGACCGGAAACAGTCTGATCGGCCGACAAGTGCCACGACGTCCAATCAGGCCAACCTGAAGAGCGGAGGTAGGCCATGAGCGCATACCTGCAACTCGCCACTCCAATGACCGATGCCGAGTGCCTTGTGGATGCCCTCGCTGACGTTGGCTTTGCACGTTCTATGGTGGAGATTCATGAACAGGCGGTGGCACTGGTTGGCTACGAGGGAGCCGCGCGAGAGCAGCAGGCCCACATCATCATCCGCCGCCAGCACGTCGGTAGCGGCTCAAACGATGTCGGATTCGTCCGGACACCGACCGGCTTTCGTTTGATCGTGAGCGGGTATGACCAGTCGCGCTTCGGTTCGGCGTGGCTGGCACGCTTGAGCAGCCGCTACGAAGTACATCAAATGGAGAAGGACCGTCGTCTGGCCGAGGAACAGCGCCGAGCCGCGGAGGAAGAACGGCGACGTCTCGTCGAGGCGACCCGGTCGGCGGTGATCGAGAAGGCCAAGAACAGCGGGTATCGCATCGAGGAGCGCGTCGAGCAAGGCTGTGTCCGGCTGGTACTCTCCAAGCGGGTTTATTGATGAGCACCTCGGGGACCATCAACGTGGCGCGATGGCTGTCGCGGAGCAGCGTTAACGGCCCCGGAGAACGCTTCGTTCTTTGGGTTCAAGGCTGCCCTCTGCACTGCCCGGGCTGCTGGAACCCGGACACATGGTCTCACGCTCCGCGCCGGTTGATGGCCGTTTCCGAGATCGCCGACCTGATCTCCAAGAGCGGGCCAATTGACGGAGTCACGTTCACGGGTGGCGAGCCATTCGCTCAGGCGTGTGGCTTGGCCGTGCTGGCCGAGCACCTCCGTGGCACCGGCATGTCGCTCATGGCGTTTACGGGATACGAAATTGAAGAGCTCGTCGAAGCCGAGCAAAAGCGACTGCTCGGACTGCTGGACATCGTGGTGACGGGAAGGTATGTGCGTGAACTGAGATCTGATGGATTGCTATGGCGGGGCTCGAGCAACCAGCGGGTTCATTTCCTAACGGAGCGCCATAGAGCGTGTGAGACGACGAACGCGCATCGTCCTGTGGCAGAGATCGTGATACCGGACTCTGGCCCAAGCGTCGTGACAGGCTTCCCCGATTCCGGGTTGCTGCGTCGGCTCGGCGTGGCGTCGCGTGGGCATCCGTAGGCCTCTCAAACACACGCGACGGCTTCGAGGCTTCGTTTCTGATTCTGGCGGCGTCTCCAAGCGCCAAGGGATCATCGAAATCCAATGTCGCCGTATCGACGCCGAGGCGAGACTCGTGAATCTGCCTGCTGATTGCTCGATTTTCCACAGTCTCTCGGACACTCGACGATCAACCCTGGGAGTCGTCACACGGCTCCTTCGGAGACACGCCACCATCGGAACCGTTTGCGTAGATGGTGGTTGACGCCCCGCTGGCGGGCGGCCCGACCCCATCGCTGACCCGCCCCCTGGGCGAGCCAACGCACGGATGCATCCATGCCGATCGACCTCGACGAAAGGGCCGAGCGCGATGACTTCGCGCTGCCCGACCTGCTGACCCCGGCCAAGCGGCTGCGGATCATCGCGGACATTCTGGCCGAGGGCGTGCGCCGGCGGCGCGAGGATGCCCGCCGCATGGGCGAGCCGGGTGACATTTCGCAGCATCCAGAAAGAGAGGATTCAGGACTTGAAGCCTCGGGACCGGTCCGCCTTGATCGTCCACTCCAGGGCGGTTGACGCCTTGCGAACCGGAGAGTCCCGATGATGCCACACCCTTCGCCCCCACCCGATAATCCCGCCACGGCCGCCCGAGCCCTCGCCAAGCTCACCGTTGCCGAACTGAGGCAGCGCTACGCCGAGGTCTTCGGCGAGCCGACGCGGACGAACCACAAGCAGTACCTCATCAAGCGGATCGTCTGGCGGACGCAGGCGCTCCGCGAGGGCGGTTTGTCGGAACGGGCTCGGCGGCGGGCGCTCGAACTGGCCGACGACGCGGAGATCCGCCTGAGCGCCCCCCGGGCGATGGCACGCGGGCCGGGGACGACGGTGGCGGCGGCGTTCGACGCGGGCCGCCCGGCGTCGTTCCCGAAGCCCGGGGCCGTGATCCGCCGCGAGTACAAGGGACGGGCGGTCGTGGTGCGGGTGCTGCCGCGCGGGTTCGAGTACGAGGGCGAGGTGTACCGCTCGCTCACGGCGATCGCCCGAAAGATCACCGGGGCGCACTGGAACGGCGTGAGCTTCTTCGGCCTGCCGTCGGCACGCGGGAAGAAGGCGGAGGTTGAGGCATGAGGAAGCAACCGGAGGCTAAGCCGAAGACGCGGGTGCAGTGCGCCATCTACACCCGCAAGAGCACCGAAGAGGGGCTCGAACAGGAGTTCAACTCGCTCGACGCGCAGCGCGAGAGCGCCGAGGCGTACATCGCCAGCCAGAAGGGCGAGGGCTGGGTCGCGCTCCCCGACCGCTACGACGATGGGGGCTTCACGGGCGGGAACATGGAGCGGCCGGCGGTGAAGCGTCTGATGGCGGACATCGAGTCCGGCAAGGTGGACTGCGTGGTCGTCTACAAGGTGGACCGCCTGAGCCGCTCTCTCATCGACTTTGCCCGCATGATGGAGGTGTTCGAGCGGAAGAAAGTCTCGTTCGTCTCCGTCACCCAGCAGTTCAACACGACGCAGTCGATGGGGCGGCTCACGCTGAACATCCTGCTCTCGTTCGCGCAGTTCGAGCGGGAGATCATCAGCGAACGCACGCGGGACAAGATCGCGGCGGCCCGGCGCAAGGGGAAGTGGTCGGGCGGACGATCGATCCTCGGCTACGACGTGGACCCGGTGACGAAGAAGCTCGTGGTGAACCGCCAGGAGGCGGACCTAGTCCGCGAGATATTCCGGATGTACGTCGCCAAGCGGTCGCTGCTGGATGTCTGCCGCGATCTGAACCAGCGGGGCCTTCGGACCAAGGTCGTCCGCACCCGCAAGGGCCAGACGTACGGTGGGCGGGAGTGGGACAAGGCGGGGGTGTTGAAGGTGCTCGCCAACGTTCTGTACCGAGGGCGCGTCCGCTACAAGGCCGAGACGTTCCCCGGCGAGCACGAGGCGATCGTGCCCGACGACCTGTGGACGAAGGTTCATGAACGGCTGAGAACCAATGGCCGCTCGGGCGGCATGCACCTGCGCAACAAGTACGGGGCGCTCCTGAAGGGCCTGATCCACTGCGGTCCGTGCGGGCTCACGATGGGCCACACGATGACCAGCAAGAACGGCGCGCGAATGTACCGCTACTACGTCTGCTACAAGGCGCAGAAGCAGGGATGGGACTCGTGCCCGTGCCGCTCGCTGCCCGCCGAGCAGATCGAGGGTTTCGTCGTCGAGCAGATCAAGCGTATCGGGAAGGACCCGGAGTTACTGTCGCTCACGCTGGCCAAGTGCCGGGAACAGATGACCGCGCAGCGGCTGGCCGCGGAGGGGGAACTGGCGGGAGTCGAGCGGGACCTGGCCCGCCTTCACGCCGATCTGGGCCGGACGGCGAGCGACGCCGCCCGCGACGCCCACGCGGCGGCCCGGCTGGCGGACCTCCACGAAATGGTGCGCGGGGCCGAGGAACGGGCGGCCACGCTCCGGCGAGCGATCGAGGAGGCGAGCGCGGACGGGATCACGAAAGCGGAGATAGACGCGGCGCTCGCCGAGTTCGACGGGGTCTGGTCGCGCCTATCGCCGAAGGAGCAGGCGAGGCTGATGCGGATGCTGGTCCAGCGGGTGGACTACGACGCGACGAAGGGGTCGGTCTCCATCACGTTCCACCCGCTGGGCCTGCGATCCATCGGACAGCGCGGCGTTGAAGAGGAGGCGGCATGACCGACGGCGTCACCATCGACTTCAAAGTCCACTTCACCACGGGTCAGTGCGGCACGCGCGTGATGCATGCGGGAGAACGTGCGACGCCGGCAGAGATGCCCGAAGGCCGCGTGCCGCGCATCTCGAAGTTGATGGCGCTGGCGATCCGCTTCGAGGAGCTGGTCCGCAGCGGCGAGGTGGCCGATTTCGCGGATATCGCCGAACTGGGCCACGTCACGCGGGCTCGCGTGAGCCAGATCGTCAACCTGCTGAACCTCGCGCCGGACATCCAGGAGGCGATCCTGTTCCTGCCGCGGGTGGCAGGGGAAGGGGGGACGGTGTCGGAGCGGCAGGTTCGAACGATCGCGGCGGAAGCAGATTGGGCCAGGCAACGCGAGTCGTGGCGCTCACTCGTCGGCTCTACAGCAGGTGGCCGAATTCGCTGAGGCGGGAGACCGTGTCAGGAAGGCGCTGCGCGGCCAGCGAGTCGAGGTACTCTTCGACAGACTTCGCCGGGTTGCGCAGCGCTTCCCGCTGGCGTTTTGCCGCGGAGCATACCGCGCCCGGGGCGAGGTCGATTAGGTGCGAGATGAACTCGTCGGGATGCTGGGCCTCAATGCCGAACCCGGCGATGTACGGGTTGGGAAAGTCCTTCAGGTTGAACGTGACGATGACATCGGCCCGGGCGCGGATCGCCGCCGCGACGACGTGGCGATCATTCGGGTCGGGCAGTTCCAGGCCGTTGATCAGCGGCTCGTATCCGACGACGAGGCAGTCCCGGACGTGGGAGTTCATGAGGTCGCGCGTGCGGTCGAGTTGGGCGCGCGACAGGTCGGGTCGGTCCTCGAGCAGCTTGCCGATCCACTCCTCGTGGATGCGGTCGGTCCAGCGAGCGCGGAACAGGTCGGTCAGCGCGATGCGCATGAGGAAGTCCCGGAGCGGAGCCGGGTACAGCACGCATGAGTCGTAGAGTGCTGTGAAGGTCGCCATCGCGCCGTCGCATCCTTGCCGGGTGGCCGGCGCATCAGTAGCCCATACGGAGTTCCTGCGCCTGCTTCGTCAGCTCGTCGAGAGCCTCGTGGCGCTTGGCGTCCATCGCGTCCTTGTACCGCATGAGCTCGACGAAGAGTACACGCCGGTGGGTGCCGACCTTGCGGTAGTCGATCCTCCCGGCGTCAAGCTCCTTGACGAGGAACGGCCGCGAGACGCCCAGGAGGTCGGCGGCCTGCTGCGTGGTCAGTTCGGCGTGGATCGGCATGAGCGTCACGGCGTTGCCCTCGGCCATCTGCGTCAGCAGGTGGACCAGCAGCTGGACGGCGGCGGCGGGAAGCAGGATGTCGGGGCCGTCACCGTCTGTGATCCGGACCCGAAGGTCCTGCTTGGCGTACGGCGAGAGCCTCCGGCTGGACTCCCGGGCAAGCCGGGACTCGTGGTCGGTCGGTGCGACCGGGCCGATCCGGGCGTTTCGGGGTGGCAGGGCGGTAGTCGACATGGGTGGGTCCTCTCCAGTGGACAGTCTATCGTCCATCTGCAATAATCGCAACCAGTGCAATCTACGAATCTCGACCGGGTTCGGTTCGGTCCGGCCGGAAAGGACCGTCACCACCCCGTCTCGCAGGCAGTTCTCGGGCCCTGAGCAGGCAGAGGAGCACCACATCTCGGGCAGGGCATGCCTGAGCGACCCCAGGAGTAGAGCGATGGCCGATCCCTTCCGACCCCGGTTTCTCACGCCCTCCAGCCTCCGCGACATCGACAGGCCGGGCCTGTTCCGCCTGCTCGGGCCCTACCTGGAGTGGTTCGCGGCCCAAGGCCTGAAGATCCGAAGCGAGCGCGACCTCGACAGCGAGGTGTTCGACCGCCTCTCGCTCGTCGTCATGGCGGGGACGAACCTGCCCCCCGGCTTGCCCGAGATGCTCGTGCTGCTGGGGGATGTGTCCAAGCCGGAGATGCACGATCGCCTCGTATCGCTCGCCGGGCGCGCGAAACTCAAGGCGGACCCGAAGGACCCGACCGCCGACCTCGCCGTTCGCATCTTCCTGAAGGCGCCGAATCTCCTCGAGGACCTCCACGTTGAACTGGCCTCGCTTCGGCCGCGGCGGATCTGCCGCTACCTCGCCGTGAAGAAGGCCATCCCCAAGTTGCCCAAGGACTGGAAGAAGCGGTGCTCCCTGGTTGAGGCAAGCCTCCTCCGGGACTTCCAGAAGCGACACCGAGGCGGCGGCACAAGGGTGCATGCTTTCCCGGAAGGCGATGGACTACGGCTGATGATTCGCCGCGGGGACACGCTTCGGACCCAGCCCGTGATCGACGACCAGAACGAATCACGGCGGCTGGTGCTTCGGCCCGAATTGTACGACGTGGTCCGGTACGATCCGCGTCACGGGGATCTCTTGGTCAACGCCCGGGCGCAGGGGGACGTGCGCGCCTACTGCCACTACATCGGCCTACACATCTTCAACAACCAGGCCCTGTTCGATTCCTTCGAGCCGCCGCCGCGGTACTCGCTCGAGCCGATCCGTGCTATGGGCCAGGCAGTTTTGGATCGGGGCGGATTCGAGGAGATCGAGGAAGTGAGCCTGGTCACGCTCGACCTCGTGCATCCGGCGCTCGATCATGTTGAGGTGCGCCTGGGGCCGGACGACGTGTTCACCGCGCTTCAACTCGTCGGGAATCGCATCGACGACTCGGCGGTCATGATGCGGGCCAAGCTCTGTTTCAAGCTCGTCGGCGAGAAGCGTACTCGGCCTGTCTTGCTCGAGCCTCCGATCAAAGCGACATACGAGCACGACGATGCGGCCGAGGTCATCGAGCTGTTCCTGGAGGATCGGAAGTTCCTCATGACGCGAACGGAGTCCCTGAATGCCGTCGCCCAGACGCTCTTTGCTGTGTCTTGAACGCTTTTCCCTGGCGGGAGCGACGCTGGCGGACTGGCAACGCGAGGCCGGCGATGGCTTCGCCGTGATTCAGTCGTTGCTTCGAGACACGAGCCGTCTCGCGCAGCGGTGGTCGCGCCCGGGCAAGCCCGCGATGCGGATTGTCGAGCATGGCGACGGACGCGCGGTGGCCGTATGTGACCAGGAGATGGACGAGCCGGTCGAGTTGTCGCACGCGGATCGCGTGCTTCGTCGCACCTGCGAGCGGCGGCTGCGCTCCCACTTGTGCAACGTGCTCGGGCTCCACGAGACGCGCGAGCCAACGACGCCACTCCCTGGCGTTCTCTTCATCGGGGACTGGCGGCCGGAGGCGGCGGTGAGCATCCAGGTCTCGGTCATCGTGACGTACTCGGCCGACGATCTCTCGCGCCACCTGCTGGACGTGCGGCAGAAAGCACAACGCCCCCCGATACTCATGACGTTCACGCGGCAACACTGGTCCCCGCGGCAGGAACCATCGTTGGCGGACGGCCGGATGGTGCTCGTGCCGCTCGAGGACGTCCTCGACGAACGCGACGGCGCGTGGCACCGTCTGCCATCCTGGGACACCTTTGCTCGCAAAGCTCTACCTCAGGGTGGATCGCCGCCTCTGGACCTCGAAGCTCTCAAAGAGCAGGTTCAACGCCTCAAGCCAATGGAGCGCGAAGCAATCGTCGCGCTGGCAGAGAAGCGGCTTGTGGGTCCCAACTCCGGAAGATTGCCGAGTCAGAGCCTGCTCGCAAAGTGGGCAGGCAACTACGAGCCCGACGCGACCTTCAAAGCGGCCATGTCGAATCTCGTCAAGATGCGGTTCCTGGACAACGCCCGCCATCATGGAACACGGGGCGGCTACTTCCTCACGCCGCTCGGCCTGGAGGCGTCGAAACTGATCGACCAGTCATGACTAGTCAGGACTGATCCCACGCTTCGAACGCGAGAGACTCCCGCCAGTTGATCACTGGCCTGGCCCCCGAGGGTCCCAAGGAGTCTCACGATGATGTGCATCTCACCCGTCCCTGAAGCTCGCTGGCGTTCGCCTCCGCTCGGAGTCGTGCGCGCGTAGCGCGATCGGCGAGCGCACCACGCGCTCCGCCTCGGGCGAATCCGCCCATCACCCTTTGGTCGCGTCCGAGTCCGCTCGGCACCGCGGCCCGCCCCAGACCCGTCATTCCACTTGACAGCACTCAACGCGGCCCTGTGCCTCGGCGCGGTGGCTGCGCGCAGAAACAGAAGGACAAGCAGATGGAAATGGACCGCATCACGATCGAGTTCGCCTGGAAAGTCATTAACAGCGAGGTCGCCCGCTATCGGCAGCGAGGCTGCATCCGCAGCACTCATGCGGAGGACGTCGCCAGCGCCGTGATGGTGCATCTCGTCGAGGCGTGGGGTCGGTACGACCCGAGCCGTGGGCCGGTCGAGGCCTTCATCAACCAGGTTGTCACCACGCGCCTGGTGTCGGTACTGCGCGAGCGGCATTCGCGGAAGCGGGGCGGGCGGGCGCGCTCGCTCGGGTGCCTCGGAGAGGAGCCCGCCGACCCCGCATGGTCGCACGACCGGTGGCGTCGCCTGACCGACCTTCGGATGGACCTGGAATCGGTGCGCCGTCGGCTGAACCCCAAGCAGCACAGCGTCTGCGACCAACTCCTCCGCGACCTGCTGGCGCATGCCGCGAAGGAGATGGGCATCCCTCGCCGCACGCTGCGCGACAACGTCGCCAAGATCCGCCGCATCTTCCGGGACGCGGGCCTTGAGGAGTACTTCTGAATCGCACGCCACGGCGCGCGCGTTTCGCGTAGATGGACCCCGGAGAACTGCCATGACCAACACCGACGCCCGAGCGGGCCGGTTCGTGTACCGGCTCGCGTTCCAGATTCCCGTGGACATGGAGGCCGTGGAGGAGACGCTCCTCCTGGCGATCCTGGCGGTCGGCTGCCTATACGGCGATGCGGCCGTCCGGCTCGACGCGGGATACGCCATCAACGCCGACGAGCGCATCGTCGTGATCGATGCGGGCACCGAGACGGGCCGCGCGGTCGCGCGTGTGTTCATCGGTTTCTGCACGCGGGAGTTCGGCGACGACACGTTCAGCGTCGCACGCACTGACGGGCCGGTGCCGAAGAGGCCGTCCGCCGCGGCCCGCCACCCGTGCGAGACGGGTGCGTGACTGAGCGTCCCTCCATCCCCGCTCTTCCCCTCGTCCGTCTCGGCCAAGGCGATTACATCCGCGACATCTTCCCCCACGACCTCGTTCCCATCGGAGACCCCATGACCGCAACCAGCCTGATGAACCAGATCAACAGGGGCCGCAGGCCCAAGCCCCGGCGCGTGATGCTGTACGGCACGCACGGAATCGGTAAGAGCACGTTCGGCGCGATGGCCGAGAACCCGATCTTCATTCCGACCGAGGATGGCCTCGGCGACATCGAGTGCGAGTCGTTCCCGCTGGCCAAGTCGCTCGGAGACGTGATGGCGGCATTGGAGTCGCTCTACTCCGGCGAGCACGGGTACAGGACCGTCGTCATCGACAGCCTCGACTGGCTCGAGCGCCTCATCTGGAACGAGGTCTGCGAGGACGAGCAGGTCGAGAGCATCGAGAAGATCGGGTACGCCAAGGGTTACACGTTCGCCATCGAGAAGTGGCGGATGGTGCTCGGGGCGCTGGATGCCCTCCGCGGCGACCGCGGCATGACCGTGGTCGTCATCGCCCACGCCAAGATCGAGAAGTTTGAGAACCCCGAGACCGTCCCCTACGACCGCTACTCGCCGCGCCTGCACAAGCTGGCGTCCGCGCTGGTCCAGGAGTGGGCCGACGAGGTGCTCTTCGCCACGTACAAGGTGCTCACGGTCAAGGTGGACGAGGGCTTCAACAAGGCCAAGCACAACGGCGTGGGCACCGGCGAGCGGATCATCCGCACCGTCGAGCGCCCTGCGCACGTTGCGAAGAACCGCTTGAACCTCCCCGAGGAGCTGCCGCTCGACTACCGCGTCTTCGCCGCGCACGTGGCTGGCACGCGCGGCGACTCCGCTCCCACCACACCGAACACCAACGCCGCGCCCACCACGGGCGAGGCCGTCACTCCGTCATCCGCCAACTGAAAGGACTCTGACCCATGGCAAACCTGAACAACTTCGATGCGAACAACGTGGACCCCTCCGTCGCTCTCGACCCGATCCCCGCGGGCAAGTACATCGCCGTCGTCACCGAGACGGAAATGAAGCCGACCAAGGCGGGCGGTGGGAAGTACCTCCAACTCACGTTCCAGATCATCGACGGGGACCACAAGGGCCGCCTCGTGTGGGCGCGGCTGAACCTGGAGAACAAGAGCGAGATGACGGTGAAGATCGCGCGGGGCGAGCTCTCCGCGATCTGCCGCGCCGTCGGCGTCATGGCCCCGAAGGACTCGATCGAGCTTCACAACATCCCGCTGGAGATCAACGTCGGGCTGAAGAAGCGCGACGACAACGGCGAGTTCACGAACGTCATCAAGGGATACGGGAAGAAGGGCGCGAGCGGGGGCGGCGGTGCTACGGGCGCTCGCGTGTCCGCCGGCGTCGGCCCTGGGAGCACGCCGCCGTGGAAGCGATAAGCCCATCCGGTCGCGTCCTCGAGCTCCCGTACCCGCCGAGTGTGAACCACATCTGGCGGCGCATGGGGCACAGGACCGTCATCAGCCGCGAGGGTCGGCGCTACCGCACGGACGTGTGCGCCGCCCTCGCGGCGATGCGGGTAGAGCGGATGGATGGACGCCTGGCGGTGCGCGTCACCGTCTGCCCTCCCGATCGCCGCCGGCGCGACCTGGACAACGTGCAGAAGGCGCTGCTTGACGCGCTCGCCAAGGGAGGGGCCTACCGCGACGACTCGCAGATCGATCGGCTGGAAGTGGAGCGAGGCCCGGTGACGCCGGGCGGCAAAGTGCTGGTGGAACTGACCCAGATCACAACGCAAGGAACCAACCCGTGAACCAGAACCCCGGACGTTGGCACCGAGTCGCCATTGAGTGGTCGGACGGCGCGAGCATCTCGACCGGCTCGATCCAGATGCCGTACGAAGCGAACAGCGAGCTCAACAGCACCGTGGCCATCTCCCTCGGCTGCGTGCTCCGGCAACTCGGAATGTCCGACGTGATCGTTGCCGCCGAGATCCTGAGCCACTCGGAACCGAACGACGCCAATGGAGAGGTGCTTGCCGAGGCCGCAGGCCGGTTTCTGCATCGCCGAGAGGACTCCCTCAAGCAATGAACCTCCGACCCTATCAATCCGAAGCCGTCGCCGCGGTGTACGAGCACCTGCGGACGCGCGATGACAACCCCTGCGTGGTGATTCCGACCGGCGGGGGCAAGACGCCCGTCATCGCCACGATCTGCCGCGACGCGGTCGGGCCGTGGAACGGGCGCGTGGTCATCCTGGCCCACGTCAAGGAACTCCTGGAGCAGGCAGCGGACAAGCTCCGGCACATCGCGCCGGACGTGCCCGTGGGCATCTACTCGGCGGGGCTGAAGCGCAAGGACCTCGGGTACGCCGTGACGATCGCGGGTATTCAGTCCATCTACCAGC